GCTTGACGAAGTTCACGGCGCGCAGGATCCGCGCGAAGTCGAACGTGTCCTGCGCCTGGATCTCCAGCCTGAAGTGCCCGGGCGTGCCGGCCGGATCGTACTCGTGCCACTCCGTGATCTCCGGCACCGCGCCGTAGGCCGCCTTCACGGCTTCGATGATCGCCCAGGCCGTGCCGGACTTATCCTTCAACAGCTTGGCGGCCGAGATCGTGGCCCGCTTGTTGGCGATCGGCACGGTGGGATCGTACCAGTCGATGCCCATCTCGTAGGCCAGCTCGTCGAGCTCAGCCTCGGTGAGGTTGTCGAACTGGTCCCACTCGCGGATCCGCCTGACCTTGGAGCCCGGGCCTCTGATCAGCTCGTTGACCGCCTCAGCCAGCGCGATCACCGCGTCGTCGTCCTGCATGAAGACCGGAAGCAGTCTCCGCAGGTCTGCGTTGCTCAGCGTCATGGCCATGGTCTCAGCCCTCCACGACGTGGCTCACCGTGAGCGAGCCGCTGAACACCGCCACCTGGTTGGGCTGCAGCGCCGTGTAGCTCGGCGCTGTCACCGTGATCCTGGTGGCGCCGACCGCGTCGTCGCCATCCGGAGCCAGCACGAACTTGCGCAGCATGTCCGGGTTGATGTCCCGATCCAGGGCGCCGGACTGCCAGGCCTTGTACTGATCGATCGCGCCGCCGGAGCCCTCCACGGCCGCCACGCACTTCGTCTCGTCCTCCACGGTGGTATAGTACGTGATGTTGATGTCGTAGCTGACCTGGACCGGCGCCGCCACGCTCACGTGATCCGTGAGGGGCTTGACGTCGTCCGCGCTGCAGGCGGCCAGGACCTTGTCGAGGATCGCCTGGGACGGCACCCCGCCGCCCTCCAGGATCGGCGTGATCGTCACGCAGTTCTCCTGCGTTTTGCTGATCGAGACGTCCAGGCTCGTGGAGCTTGCCAGAGAGCCGCCGGATGTCAGCGTGATCGTCAGCAGGCCGCCGGAGTAGCTCACCGTGTAGTCCGTGGTGAGCGTGGCCGCCGAGCTGCTGCCGTGGTTCTTCACGATGAGGGTCGAGGTGAGGAGGTTGTCGCCGCCGATCACGGCCAGCTTGGCCGAGTTCGCACCGGTCCACACCGGGATCGTCTGCGTGACGGTCTGCACGTCGGTGCTCACGATGGCGTCCACCACCGAGGCGTCGGCCTGCATCGCCCAGTAACGGTACGACGCAGCGCTGCCGGCGGTGGTGTGCATGTTTGCCGCGGCCCGGATCCGCTCGCGGAAGGCGTCGTCGCTCTCCTCGTCGGTACCGTCCGCCGTGGCCGTCTTGTTCGTCACCGTGTCCACGTACGGCAGCAGGTCCGTGATGATCATGATCCCGCCCACCGGGATGGCGTTATAAGCCGCGCCGCCCTCGGTGGCCGTGGCTGCCACGTCCACGTAGGTGCTGCCCGCCGGGATCGTCGCAGCCGCGTCGGTTGCGAAGTACCGGATGTAGTCGCCGGTCACCTTCGTGCCGGCGGGGATCGATACGGCCGCGGAGAGCGCGGCGTTCAAACCGAAGCGCAGCGTCGTCTTCGCAGGCTGCGCATCCAGGCGCTCGATCCCGCGGTTTTCTCCGAGCGCATCCAGCACCTCGCCGCGCGCGTAGCGCAGCATCTTCTGCCTGCAGGCGTCGTTCACGCTCTCGTACATTCCGACGAACAGCGGCGCCATGGCCTCGCCGAAGATCCGGCGTTCGTCTCCCGGATAGAGGGGCTCCGCGCACCCGTTCTCCAGCGTTTCGATGATCGTCTGCAGGACGTCAGCGGACGACCGCTGAATGAAGTCCAGCTCGCTCACGCTTCCTCACTCTCCCTCTTAACTATCACTTTTGCGTTTATATTCATATCGCCGGGGATCGTCCCGGCGACGTCGATCTTTTCTGTGTCAATTCTGGGCTCATAAGCCCCCAGCAGCCATTCCGCGTCCGCGGTCGCCTCGTTGCTTGCCGAAACGACCGGCGCGTCTACGGTGCCGAAATTCCGCCCTTTTATGCGGTCATACGGGACCTCCCCGCGGGAGATCCGCAGCAGGTTGAGCGCGCACTGCTCCGGCCTGCCGTTTCCGCTTGCCTTCATGTCCGCGCCCTCCTTATGCGAGCGACAGCTCGTTCGTTTTGACCCAGCTGCAGATCCCGTCCGGATAGCCCAGCAGCGTCTTCTCGCCGCTGATCTGGCTCACCTTGTGGGTGCGCTGAAGCACCCAGTCGGGGATCTTCCCGCCGGTGTAGTATGTCGTCCCGGTGATCTTCACCGAGGACCCCACCGAGATCGTCACCTTCTCGGCGGTCGCGGCCTGCGCGTTCTCTGGCTTGCGGTCCGCTTTCTCCGAGGGATCCGCGCCGATCGCGAAGGCCGAGTTGTCCACCACCGAGGTGGTGGCCCGGTCGTATTCCTTGAACGTGAACGCCAGCTTGGCCACGCGCATGCGGCCGTAGGCGTCGAGCTTCACGTCGCTCACGTTCACCTTGCGCAGCTGCACGCTGGGGCCGAGCCGCTTCCCGGCCAGGTACAGGAAGCCCGCCTTCGCGACTCTGGCCTCCCACTTCGCGATCTCGGCCCGGACGTCGATGCCCGTGCCGGCGTGGAGCGTGATCGAGAACGACAGCGGGAACAGGACCGTGCCGCGTTCGTTGGTCTGCGGCGTGCCTTCCGCGTCGTTGTTGCTGTCCGCGATCTGCTCATAGCTGAACGCCAGGCCCTCCAGCTCTTTGCCTGCCTCGAAGGTCATGTCGCGCCATTTTGCCTGCGTCATGTATCGTCGTCCTCCTCAAAAAGGCCCATCTCTTCCGCCTCCGCTGCTGTGAGGACAGTGAGCCCGTCGTCTTCCGGATCCGCTGCGGCTGCGGCCGCCATCTCCTCGGCGGTGGCCAGGATCACCGGCGCCTGATAGGTGCCGACGTCGCCGGTGCCGAGAACGGCCGCGCCTCTGATCTCGCCGTCTGCCTCCAGCGTCCTGACGTGCAGGTCCGCGTCGGTGAAGTCGATCATGGCGGCGTTGATGCTGCCGGCGTTTCCGGAAGTATTCCCGCCGAACGGGTGCCAGCTCGTGCCGTCGAAGTAGTAGATGTCCGCGGTGTCGAGCTCGGTGAACGTGCTGCCGTACGGGATCGCCTCGCCGTTGTAGGTCGTCGGCTTCGTTTGCACGGACGTGCCGCGGAGCTCCAGGAACGGGCTGGAGGATCCTCCGCCCATACCGCCCACACCGTCGGCACGGCACAGGATGACGCCGGTCTGATCGGCAAAGGTGGCATACACGACCGGCGTTCCCTTCACCAGATACCCGCGCAGGCTGACCGGGATCGTCACGTCGTAGGAAACGGTCTCCGGGCCGTACGGGATCACGCGCGCCGTCGCGCTGTTTACAAGCGTAACGACGACGCCTTTGTCGATCTGTCCCATCAGTAGTCCTCCAGTGTTCTCCGGAATGTCACCGTGCTGCAGTTCTTCACGTGATCGTGCCGGACGTGCGTCACGATGACCTTGCCGTTCCACGGCTTGGCCTTCTGCACCTCGAGGTTGATCACGCTGCCGGCGGAGATCTCCGGGTGGAGCTCCTGCCGGAAGGATCCGCCCACCAGCGCCTTGTTGGCCTGCCTGAGCAGCCCGCGGGCGTACCGGGTGGCCTCTGCGTTACTGGTGGCCGTGATCGCCGTCTCCGGGTACAGGATCCTATCGTGCACCTTTCCCGAAATCATGAACGATCCGGTGAAGGCGCCCGAGTATACCGTGGCGCCGTCGTAGGCTGCCGCGGATCGATCCTCGAAGGTGTAGACGCCGTCGGCGCCGATCCGGAAGGACTTCCCGGACGGCTGCCGCTCCAGGGCGAGCTCGTCGTAGATCACAAGCCGGCCGTCGTAGACCAGCATGCCGTAGCCCTCCAGCGCGCAGAGCTCGGACAGGTAGCCGAGGTCCGTGCGGTTGGCCTGCTGCATGTAGCCGTACAGGTGATCGGCCGCGCCGTGGATGTCCAGCTGCAGCCCGGCCCTGACAGCCGCCTCACTGGCGATCTGCAGGAAGTGCACGCCCTGCCAGGACTTGCTCCGGCGGAGCTTGGCGCCCGCCGGCACCGAGTAGGCCCGGATGGTGTAGCAGCCGTTCTCCGGACGCACGGCGTGGATGTACATCTTCCCGGTCTTGAAGTCGCCATTCTCGAAGGCGATCTCGTCGCCGGTCTTCGGGGCCCACGTGGTCCACAGGCCGTCCGGATCGTTGAAGCGCAGCACAATGCTGTCGCTGCGTCCGGAGGCGTAGGCGTCCGTCACACAGTAACGGAGGGAGACCTTGTCGAAGATCTCCGCTCCGTTTATTCTTAGTTTCATGTCACGACCTCCACGGCGGGAGCGTCGCCGGCGTGACGTCGCTCTCCACGATCGGCAGCCGCAGCTGCACGCCCGCGTCGAAGATGATCACGTCGGCGTGGTCCGGGTTGAACCGGATGATCCGGTCAGCCAGCCGCTCGTCGTTGTACATGGTGAGCGCCAGGGCGTCGAAGGTGTCGCCGGCCCGGGTCGTGTATTTCAAGTAACCGGTCACACGATCCATCAGAACCGTCCCTCCTCACGCACCGAGAGCCATTCCTCGAGCCAGTCGAAGAACTCGGCCTCGCTTTCCTTCAGCTTGGCCATGACATCGTCCGCGTCCCCACCGCCGTTGACGGTTGGCGCGAAGGTCAGGCCGCTGAAGTCGTAGATGATGTATGTGGTGCCGCCGGCCAGATCGCCGAGGCTGAAGTTGTCCAGCGTCAGCAGCTTGCCGGCGGTGCTCAGCTCATCCTCCGCACCCAGCCTGCGGCCGGCCTCCAGCCAGTAGCCGAGGTTCTCGTCGCGGAACGTCGGGTTGAAGCTGATGATGGCCTCCTGTCCTGCCTCACCGGCAAGGGACGGGCCGTTCGTGAAGCCGCCCTCCGCGAAGCGCGGCAGCGTCACGTGCGGGATCACCGGGATCGTGATGCCGACCTTCGCGGCGAGATCTCTCACGCCGGAGAAGAGGCCATTGATCACGTCGATCGCGCCGTTCACGATATTCTCGGCGTAAGTAACGATCGCGCTGAAGTAGTTTTTGAAGGCCGAACTGATGCCGGACCAGGCTTTGCCCCAGTCGCCGGAGAAGACGCCCTCGATGAACTCGAGCAGGCCGTTCAGCGTGCCCATCAGGAACTCGATGATCGGCATGGCCTGGTTCAGGGCCTCGACCAAAACGTCTCCGAACATGCCCGCCAGCAGGGTGATCACGGGGATCAGCGCGTTGATCACGGGCATGAGCATCTGGAGGATCTGGATCAGCGGCGGGAGGAGCGCCTGCACGACCTGGATGATCGGCGGGAGCAGCCCGCTCACGAGCTGGGCCGCCATGTTCATGATGGTCGGGATCAGCTCGCCGGTCAGGATCGGCAGCAGCTCCGGCAGCAGCTCGTCAATGACGGGCATCAGCGTGTCGACCACGTTATCGAATACCGGGCCGAGGCCGTCGATGGCTTTTTCGAGGATCGGCAGGGCCTTCTCTGCCACCTTCATGACGAGCGGGAGCAGCTTCTGGCCGAGGGAGATCTTCGCGTTCTCCCACATATTGGTGAGCAGCTGCATTTGATGTTCGAGGGTGCCGCTCACCTTGTCGTAGGCCTCGCCCACGACGTCGGCGTCGGTGCTCATGGCCGCGAGCGATTCGCTGAACCGCGCGCCCTCGCCGTTGAAGATCGACATGGCAGCCTTGCCGCCATCGAGGCTGGAGAACATGTCCGCCATGGACACCTTGTTCTTCTTCGCGTGCGCGTCGATCATGCCGAGCACTTCATCCAGGGAGGCGCCTGCGTCCATCATCTGGCTGAAGCTCATGCCGGCGTACTTCGTGCCCTTCGCAGCTGCCAGCAGGTTCTGCTGTGCCTTGGTGCCGCTCTTGCCGAGCTCGGCGATCAGGGAGTTCAGCTGCGTTGTGGCCTGGGCCGTCGAGGTGCCCTGTGCCGTCATGACGGCCAGGGACGCGCCGACCTGCTCGAAGCTCACGCCGAAGGCCGAGGCCGTCGGAGTGACCTGCGCGAGGCTGGCGCCGAGCTCGCCCACGGTGGTGATACCGAGGTTCTGCGTCTGGATCAGGATCTTCTGGATCCGGTCTGTCTCGCTTGCCTCCATGCCGTAGGCGTTCAGCGTTTTGGCCACCGTGCTGAGCGCGGTGTCCACGTCCGTGAAGCCGGCGGCTGCAAGCGTCGCGGCCTTCCCGGCGAACTCTACGGCGTCCTCCTGGGCGATACCGGCGGACAGCGCGCTGTATACCGAGTTGGTGAGCTCGTCAGCGGCCACGCCGGTCTTGTTAGATACTTTCAGGATCTCGTCGGAGATCCCCTGCAGCTCTTCCTTCGTCCCGGTCATCAGGGTGGAAGCGGCTGCAAACGCGGTCTCGTAGCTGGCGGCTGCCTTCACGCACTCGGCGCTGAACTCCACCATCTTCTTCGTGGCCGCCACTGCGGCGCCGCCGATCGCAGCGCCGACGGCCACGGCCTTGAGCTTCCCGAGACCTTTTTCGGCGGATTTGAGCGCGTCCCCCAGTGACGGCGAGACTTTACCGGCGATCTCTACGATCGCCTGCAGGTTTTTGCCCTTACCCACTTGTCGTGCTCATCTCCTGTGTTTTTTATAGTGAGGCCGCGAGATCTTCGCGGCTTGCTGTCTTCTTTTTACTTCCTCTCCGAGATCTTCCGCCGCCTCTGCGTATTCGATCAGGAACTGCGTGAGCGGCATGTTCTCGAGATCCGTCAGGCTTGTGTGGTAGACTCGGGCGTAGTCTCGGAGGGCTCTTCTGAGTCGCTTTCCGGTTGGTCGTCCGCATCTATAAAAAAATCCCTGCCGATCTGCATCACGGCGTTGAGATCCTTGCCGCTGATGCGCTCCAGATCCATGTAGTCGTATTCGGGATTGCACGCGATGATCGCGGCAAAGCCGAGGTACATGTGCAGGGTGAAGTCCAGCTCCGCGGCGCCGCCGGTAACGCCGCCGCCTCCGGCGGCCTTCATCTTTTTGGCGCTCGCTTCTGCGAATCTGGCGGCGGTGATGGCGTCCACGTCATAGGTGAGATCCTGCACGGGCTTGCCGTTGATCTCGATCGGGTTCTTCAGTTTCAGCGTTTCTTTCATGTTTTCATTGTCCTTTCTTTGGTTAAAATCCACGGGCCCGGTTGCCCAGGCCCGTGTATATGCAAGCATTAAAGCAGCTTGTCGATGCCGCTCATGTAGTCCTTGCCGTTGATGCGGAGCTTGCCCGCGAGACGGTCAACGAGCAGGAACTCTTTGCCGCCGTAGAAGATCTGCATGCGGCTGACGCCGAAGGTCGTCTCGGCCTCGATGGGGTTGCCGATCTCGACGCCCAGCTCGCCCACGCCCTTGGGCATGGCGCGGATGAATGCCTTGCAGCCCTCCACCGCGGTGGTGCCGTCCGCCTTGACGTTGGACTGCACCCAGCGGAACTCCAGGTTCTGGCGCTCCGGGGCGGAGAGCTTGCCCAGACCGAGATCGATCCCGACCTTGGTGATAGCCAGCTCCATGTCCTCGATCAGGCCGATGATCGGCACGCTCATGGGGCCCATGGCCTGGATCTCGGCGGTCTGATAGGTGATGCCCGGCAGCGTGAACGTCACGTCACGGGCGACGAGCTTGGAGCCGGAGTAGACGGTGTCCGCTACGACTGCGCTCTTTTTGTCCATCCATTCAGCCATCAGTCCTCACCTCCAAAATAAGCCTTGAAGCCCTCGTCGGTGTAGGTCACGCGGGCCGTGCCGCTCTTGAAGGGCACGGTCGGGGTGGCGTTGATGTGCCACACGAAGTCGCCGCTCGCCACACCGGAGGAGCTGTTCTCGCTCTCGACGAACTCCACGGTCGGCGTGCCCAGGAGGGCGCCGCGGCCGGCGTAGCTGTCGAGGATCTGCTGCTCCCCGTTGATGATGCTCTCGCGCAGGTTCAGATCCATCGGATCGTCGATGCGGTCGGCGTTCCTCAGCTGGAAGCCGTTGGTGATGTGCATCAGCATCCGGAGGGAGTTGTCGAACACAGCGCGGGCGTCCATGCTGGTGCCGAAGATGTAGGCCGCAGTGTGCGGGCCCCAGAGCTTCCACTGGCCGGCCCAGAAGACAGCCGTGGTGATGCCCTTCTCGTTCAGGCCGTTGGCGTCGTACTGGTCGATGCCCTGGTTCGTGGCGCCGGCGCCGAAATACTGCGAGACCGCCATGATCTGCTTGTTCGAGGGGCTCTCGTAGGGGATCCCGTCGTGATCGGCGTCGACGCGCATCATCGTGGCAGCGCACACGGTGGACAGGTGGAAGATCCTGCCGGCGCCGTCCTTGACCTGCGGCCAGCACACCTTGGATCTCTCGGATGTGTAGCCGTTGGTGCTCTTCCACGTGACGGCCTTCGCGATGGTGTCCACCGCGCTGGAATCGACCAGCGGGATGTCAGCGAGGACGAAGGCGTCCCAGTGGCCGTTGATCTTCTGCGAGGCCGCCACCATCCCGGTGTAGACCGCGGGCAGATGGCTCCAGCCCGGCGCCGCGACCAGGTTGGGGATCACGTTGTACGTCGGGTAGATCAGATCCATCGCGGCCAGACCGGTGCGCACGCCGGCAGCGGAAGTGCTGCCCAGGATCGTGCTGGCGGTGATGCCGGTGGTCAGGACCTCGTAATAGGTGACGGTGACGCTGCCGGTGAGCGTGGTGCCCGCCATCGCCTCGATGATCGCGACGCCGCGGTCGAAGTCGTAGCTCACCGTGTAGTGCGTGCCTTCGGTCTTGTCGGTGATCGAGATCGTGTCGAGGATGATCTTTTCGCTTGCGATCTCGCCGCGGCCGTTATTGAACGCCACCGAAGCGGAGGTCGCGGAGCCCGCCTTGTGCGTCGAGGGATCGAGCACGTTGATCAGGTAGATCGGGCCCACGTTGCCGACCGAGTTGTCAAAGTGCTGGGCGACAGCTTCGCATAACGTGTAAGTGTCCCAGTCTTTCGCGTAGCCCAGGAGCGCCTGAGCCTCGCCGAAGTTGCTCACCTTGATCGGCTTGTTGATGATACCGGCCGTGCCGAAGCCGCGGATCAGGTTGACCGGCGCGGTGCCGACGTACACGGCCACGGTATCGGTGCTTGCGGCGTTTCTGACCTTGGAGGCGGTCAGCTCGCCGTAAGTGCCGTGTTTATAAGCCATAGCCTATTCACTCCTTATAGTAAGTCTTTGTATATGTCGGGCGCACGGTGCACCGGTCCGGCCTCCAGATCGAAGTCGATCCACAGGAACCAGTAGGGGTAGAAGTCCCACTCCTTGCCGTCTTCCTTGTAGGGGCCGAAGGTGATCCCGTCCGGCGCTTCCTTCACGAGGCGGAGCCCTGCGATGAACTCCGCGTTCTCGAGCGCGCTCAGGGCTCTGTCTGCAAAAGCCCAGGCGCCGCGCCAGCCGTCCATGTTGCGCGTATACGCAGCGAGCGCTTCCTCGCTCGTATACGCGCTGTATTTTTTGCCGCCGAGCTGCCCGGCGTCTGACGTCGGCGCCATGATCTCGGCGCCGTGCGTTCCGGGGTTCCATATGGCCAGGTTCAGCCGTATGCCCACCTTGCGCTTCCCGCCCACCAGATCGTCCTTTCCGTCCGTTATCTGTACGCAGACTGACGGGATCGGGGCCCTTACGCCCGGCGGCAAACGATCCTTTGCGGGTACGAAGCACGGGAAAGCGGTCGGCGTCACCGTCTCGCCGGAGTACGCGCCGTCATTGGCGTCGTCGTCCGGCAGCTTCAGCGTGAATCCGTCGCAGATCTCTGCCTGCGCCCAGGCGGTCACGCCTTCGATGGTGTTTTGCAGCGTCATCCGTTTCTCTCCCCCTCTAAGGTCAGACCGTGCGGTTCTGGCGCAGTGAGATCTGCGCCACGCCCATGTTCTCGATCCACTCTTCAACGATGTACTCGCGACCGTCGAAATTGATCAGAGAGCCGGGCGCCTTCCGCGGCACGTGGGCCACGTCGGCGCTCCGGGCAAAGAACAGCAGGTCAGCCTCGGCGACGCCGAGGTTCGCGCCGTCCTTCAGGTCTTCCAGCTCGTCGCCGTCGACCACGACGTCGATGCTCTTGCCTTCGACCCTGTGCGTCTCCGCAAATTCGTCCAGGTTAAAAAAGAGGTTGGAAACGTCTGACGTGATCAGATCCTTGAGCGTTCCCATCCTGTGATCACTTCCCGAACAGCATGTCCAGCTCGGCGATCACGGCCGCCTTGGTCTTAAGGCCGGAGACGTCAAGCCCCAGGCCCGTGGCCAGCTCCTTCAGCTCGGTGAGCTTCATGCCGTCGTTGTACTCGGGCACGGTCTTCTCCGCTTCCGGCGCCTTCGCCGGTTCGGCTTTTTCCGGTTCAACGATCTTCGCCACGCCGCACTCTACGAGCCGGCGGGCCTCGCTGTCGCTCACGGTGAAGGGGTCGCTCTTGGAGGTCTTACGGTCCACGGTGTAGGCGTTCACGCGCACGCCGTAGGTGCCGTTGATGATCTTGATCAGCGCCATGATGCCGCCTCCTTAGGATACGACCGAAGCGGCGTAGATCCAGGGAGCCTTGTTTCTGGGAGCGGTCACGGGACGGCTCGTCAGTCTCAGCTTCTTGGTGTCGGCGTTCTGGTCGATCACCAGCTTCGGGATGCGCTCGCCGGTGAAGGTCACGAGATCCTCGCTGCCGTACGGGATCTGAGTGACGGCGGCGTAGTAACGCTTGCCGCAGCCGGGAGCGGTCACGCAGGCCGCCTTCTTGTCGAACAGCGACACGCTCTGGTTGGAGGTGTTGATGTACTTCTCGCGAGGCACCAGCACGTTCAGGCGATAGCCGTTGAAATCGAGCACGCCGACGTGAGATACGCCGGGAGCGATGATTCTGGCGTTAATGTCGCCGATGTACTCGTGACGCTTGTCGAGCAGAGCCTGAAGGTCAGAGAACTGCTTAACGGTGGCCCACGTGGTGGCGCCGAGGATCAGATCCTCCGCGGGCAGGCCGCGCTCGGCGAGATCGTCGCACATGGCCTCCACGTCAGCCTGCATGGCAGCGAAGGTGCTCCACTGGCTGCTCACGGTGTAGGTGCCGGGGTTGTCGCCGCTGGTGTCGTAGAAGTACATGGTGAGCTGACGGCCGGTGGTCTTGTCGTCGATGTACTCCTGGCAGGTGATGGAGTTGGTGGTGATCGCCTGGACCGCCATCCACTCTTCTCTGCGCTTGATGCGCTTGGTCAGATCCTGCATGTCCTTCACAAGCAGAGCCTGCGCGCGCTGCGCGGGCGTCTTGTTGGAAAGCAGAGCCTCGCCGAAGCCTCTCTTGGTGAGGTCGTCAATGGTCATGATGCGGCTGGGCGCGATCCTCGGCGCTTCAAACTCGAGCAGCTTGTAGCCGTCGCGAGCCACGGGGATGTCGCCCGTGTTGGGATCCACGAACGGAGCCATCTTCTGGTCGCCGTCCTGGAACTCCACCAGGACCTTGTTGCTGGTGAACGTCTCGCTCTCGCCGAAGTAACGGTCGAGGAAGAACGAGGGCTCGGGTCTTACCTCCGCGGCGATGCCGGCGAGGTAATAAGTATCAAAAGGATTGATGTTAGGCATGCTCTTACCTCCTCATTAGTCAGAGACTTCCACGAAGCGGATGTTGCGCACGCGGAGCGCGTCGATGTCCGCAGCCGTGATGTCGTAGGACGTCTTCACGGTGACCTTGTCGGGATCGAAGGCGCCGCTCAGATAGACGGCAGCCTTGACGTCAGCAGCCGTGCCCACGTCGATGTCCTCGCACAGGATGCCGTAAGGCGTCAGGGTCTCGTTGCTCGCGGCAGTGTTGCCGAGCACGACCAGCTTGCCGTCGCCCGCGGAGCCGGAGCTCATGGCGAGGATGGTGCCTCTCTTGAGAGTGGCAGCCGAGCCGAGCTTTCTGATCGTGGCGCCGCCGACGGTTACGGCAGGTTCAAGATCGGCGATCAGGCCGTCGTAATTCATCTCGCCGATCACGCTAAAAAGGGATCTTTCAGCCATGTTATTTTTCCTCCTTCTTCAGCGCGGCCTGCGCAGCTGCGCGGCCGAGCTCCATTTTCTGTTCGTTGGTGAGGGGCTTGTCTTCCTCACCGTCGTCGTTGCCGGCTGCGGGCACGTCCGCCGTGCCGGCTTCATCGGCGTCAGCGTGCAGATTGTGCAGGGCCTGGGCGCCGACCGCGGCCTGGCGTTTCAGCGCTTCAAGCGCGAGAGCAGCCGCGTCCATGGGGTGTTCACCGTACTTAGCGTCGCGTACAAGAGTAGCGTCGCCGACCGTGTTCTCGATCTCTTCGATCGCCTGCAGTCTGGCACGCTCATCCGCGATCGCGGAGTTACGGGCAGCACTCTCGATCTGGCTTACCAGCTCGGGGTACTGGGCTCTGAGTTCCTCAAGAGTCATGATGCTGTTTTCCTCCTTGCGGATTTTTTTATTTCCTTCCGGACGCTGTCCGGTGTGGATCTGGTTCGATACCCGGATGCTGTCCGGGATGTGGAAGGCGTGGACGTCGTGGTGGATCCCGGCCACGAGCAGCACCTTCCGGTCTGCGCTCGCCTCCACCGTGGGCTCGCCGTCTTCATCGAGCAGGGTGTCGGCGAAGCCCTTCTCCACGGCCTCGTTGCCGACCATCCAGGTCTCGCGGGTCATCATGCCACGCAGGGTGTCCACCTCGATGCCGGTCTTGCCGGTGTAGATCTGCGCGATGGCGCGCTCAGCTGCGTCGAAGCTCTTCTGCAGCTTCTTGATGTCGTCCAGCGTCAGGTAGTCGTAGATCACGCCGCTCACGCCGTGGATCATCACCATGCTACCGGGATAGATCTGCACCTCGTCGCCGGCGCACATGATCACGCTGGCCGCGCTGGCCGCGATGCCCTCCACGATCACCGTCTTGTGGCCGGTGAGCGCCTTCAGGGCGTTGTGGATCGCGATGCCGGTGTAAAGATCACCGCCGCAGCTGTTGATCTTGATCGTGATGTTTTTCTTATCCTTGACGCGCTCGAGGTCTTCCTGGAAGCCTTCCGGGGTGATCCACTGGCCGGCCTTATCCTCACCGGTCCACCAGTCCTTCGGGACCGCGGTCACGATGTCACCGTACAGCAGGATCTCCGCGGAGTCGTCGCCGGTCGCTGCGATGTTCCAGAAGCGCGTCACGGGCGCGCCGGCTTCAATCTTCGGCGCCGAGCCGTTGAGCAAGCGCAAGAAGTTGTTCATCTGTTTCGTCTCCTCCGTTTTCACCGAGCGCCTTGCGCGCCTCGGAAAGTTTTGCATTTTCACGCGCCAGCTGGTCCACGTTCTGGTCCCACTGGCCGCCGTTCAGGCGGACGGTGCTCTGCTCACGCGTGCTAAAGCCCTGTTTCACCGCCAGCGTCTCGGCGGTGATTTCCTTGACAGGATCGAGCTGCCCCTGGCTCGGGCCGATCCATTCCGCCCCGAGATACGCGGCGCGGATCGCCGGATCCGTGAAGAATCCGGGCGCGCTGATCCTGCCGAGCGCCACCGCCTCGCTGAGCCACAGCTCATACACCGGGCGGCAGAAGTCGGACACGAACCACTCACGCCGCATCCGGAAGCTCTTCCACGCCTCCAGCAGCGCGGCACGGGAGGCCGAGTAGCTGGCGTCGAAGGCCTTCAGCAGCAGATCCGCCGGGATCTCCAGCGCGGCGCCTGCCAGCTCGCACATGGTCCGCATGAACGCAGCAAAGCCGCTCGCCGGGCGCCGAGGATCGCCGAAGGTGATGCTCTCGCCGGGCTCCATCATGTTGATCGTGCCCGGGCCCATCTCGTAGTCGTTGGCGCCGGAGCTGACCTCCTTCTGATCGCCGGGGACCGTCTCGTTGTACGGCATGTCGCTCGCCGGCGCGTTGGTGGTCACGAAAGCCGTGAAGTAGCTCTCCACGAGCGCCGCCGTGATCTCGCTCTCGGTGTAGCGCCGCGTCTGCAGGATGGGTTCGATCACGTGGGCCAGATAGCTCACGCCCCTGTACTGCTCCGGCCGTTCGCTGTCCATGATGTGGAGCACGTTCGGCAGGCCGGTCCGCGGGCCGTAGGCGGGGATCCTAATCCACTCCGTGACAGCGTCGTCCGAGTAGCTCCCCGGGTACGTGCTGCGGAAGTGGTAGGCGACGATCGCGCCGCTCTTGTCCACCTCGACGCCGTCGTAGATCGTGTTGCCGTTTTCCGCCTCGCCGGTCGTCGAATCGGTGTATATCGACTTGCACGGCGTCGCACAGCGGTCTGCCTCGATCAGGTGCAGCCGCAGGGTGTACGGCTGCATCGGCGTCGACTTCGCGCGCTTGATCAACGCGAAGCAGTCACCGCTCATCAGCCAGCTCGCGAACGCCAGCTGCTGCAGGCCGTAGAAATCGTTGACGCCCAGGGCGTCGCACGTCTGCTTCCGGTTGGCCCACAGGCCGAACTCACGCTCGACGGTGGCCTCCCACTCGGCCGCAGCCTCGGCCGACAGGTGCAGGTATTCCCGGTCGATCCGGGCCTTGAACTGCAGGCCGCAGCCGACCACGTTGGTGCGGTTTGTTTTGATCGCGCTGGTGGCCAGCGGGGCCGCCATATACAGCGCCCTGCTGCGTGTCCGCAGCGTGCCGTTGTTGGCGTCTATGTCGTTTTTCGCGCCGGTCGACGCCGGGTTGAAGCCCTTCATGGACCGCTTCACCCGGCTGGCGCCCGCCTCCGAGTAACCGGAGTTTACCGGTCTCGGCGTCTCGGCCGCCTGCCGGCGCCGGAACCATCCGCGGCGCTTCTTCTCTTCCGCCACAGGTCTCCCTCCTGTTTTTGTGATTAAAATGTTCGGTTCGTTCCCGGAAACGCCCCGTTTTCCGGGTGCTTTCGGGAATGAACCGAAGGTTGATGTGCACTTCGTTTATTCAAGGGCTGCGATGATCTCCGGCAGCTGCCTGCACTTCGGGCAGCGCAGCAGCTCGCTCTTGTAGAACATCACCAGGGCCTCTCGGTCTGGCCATAGGTCACGGTCGCCTCGCTGGCGCCGTTGGTTCCGACCGAGTTGAAGTACTGCTGCCAGCCCTCCGGCTTCTCTGCCGGCTCTGCGTAGATCTGCAGATCAGTGGAGCACTCAACGAAGGGGGCCGACGAACGCTGCGAGAACGCGATCGTCTGCAGGTTGGATCTGAGCCACACCTTCTCGAGGTTCTTGCAGCCCTTGAACGGGGCGCTGTAATTGGACCCGCCGATCGAGCTGCAGGCGATCTCCATGTGTGTGAGCCCCATGCAGTTTATAAAGGCGTTGTACCACAGCTGTGTGACGGTGTTCGGGATCTTCGTGATCTTGACGCCGGAGGCGCCGAAAGCCTGGCCGCCGATGTAGCTGAGGCTGGCCGGGAGCTCTGTGATCTCCAGCCCCGTGCACCCGTAGAAGCACAGCGAGCCGATCTGCGTCAGACCTGCAGGCAGCTCAGACGCTGTAAGCAGCACGCAGCCCCAGAAAGCATCCGGGCCGATCGTTTCAAGCGAAGACGGCAGCCTTTCGATCGGGAGCATTGCGCATCCGTAGAAGGCGTATTCGTCGATAAAGGTCAATTCATCCGGCAGGGTGAAGTTCTCCAGATTTTCGCAAAACTGAAAGGCCCTCTTCCCGATGGTCGTGATCCCCGGGCTTGCGGTTATATCCACGGACACGAGCGACCTCATGTTCTGGAACATGGATTCCGGGATCGTCGTAAAGCCGTACAGCTTGGCCGAGATCGGCTCGCCGTTCTCGTTCAGCTTGTACTCCACGTACGGCCTGGTGGCGCCGCTGCGCTCGACCTTGAGCTTCACGTTTTTGATCATTGTGCTCATGCGCTGATCACCTCCGGAAGGTGCTGGCGGCCGACCGCCTCGGTGAAGGTGTCGCTCGCCCAGCGGCCTCCGCCGGGCAGCACGCCGTTCACCTGCAGCTCCATGAGCTGCTTCGTGTCGTACTTGTTCACCGTTTCTTTGAATTTGAGCGACTGCTCCTGCGTCAGCGTCACGCTGATCACGTAGCCGTCAATGACCAGATCCGTGTCGGTGAGATCCACCAGCACGCCGTGCGCTTCCTGCTTGAAGGTCACGTGGATGGAGGAGCACTCCGCCGGATCCGCGCCGTCGATCGTCAGTTTATACGTCGGTGTCGTTCCCGGAATCAGCATCCGCACCGTCCTCCTCGTCTGCCGTTTCTGCGTAGGTCCTCGTGACGGCCCCGGTCCGGTCGCTGAAAGTCAGCTGATCGAAGCCGGCCGTGACGTCGTCAAGCTCGGGCACGTCTTTGCCGCGGCCCGCTTCCAGCAGGCTGCTGAGCCGGATCCACGCCTCCGCCATCTTCTCGGGCGTCGCGTTTTCGGCTTTGGCTGCCACGCCGAAAAGCTCGATCACAAGGTCGGACGCCGCGAGCGTGAGGCTCTGCGCGGCGATCGCCAGCTTGTTGATCATCAGCGAGGCCTCCGCCAGCGTGTTCATAACAGGCACAAGGTCTTCAGTCTTCATCTTCTTCCTCCTCGTCATCACGGATCCGGCCTTCTGCGCTCCGGATCACGCCGTCCTCATCGCGCCAGCAGGGGCACGTCTCACAGTCCTCAGAGTTCGGCGTCTCCGAGGAGAACTCGCTGTCTGCACAGCAGCAAATATCGTTATACAGCAGGCGGCACTCCTTCATGCTCGAGATCGTCACGACCCTGGTGCCGTCCGGCTGTCTGTCTATGTAGCGGCTCATAGCTTTCCCTTTTCCTTCAGGACGATCAGCTCACCGTAGGAGAGCCGCCGCCCGGTCTTCTCGTAGAGGGCGCGCTGCAGAGCGATCACTTCGCCGATCGGGTCTGCCGGCGCCGGTATGTTCTCACGCCGTGCCGGAGACTTCGGCGCGGCGTAATGTTCATTATAAAAGCAGCGGTCGCAGATCGTGGCGCTCCTGGTTATGTACCGCAGGAACTCCTTCCCGCAGCGCTTGCACCACCGCTTCTGCCTGCCGTGGGCCCACAGATCCGCGCACTCGTCACTGCAGAACAGATCGTTCTCGCGGGCCTGCTCTTTTCCGCATCCCTTGCACAGCATAACGTCACCAGTCCCGCGGGATCACGCCCACGGCCTTCCTGGCTTTATTGCCTCCGAGCTGTGCTTCGAGATCCTCCAGCTCTTTCTTCAGTTCTTTGATAGCGGCGCGGATCTCCGAGAGCGCGGCATTGTAACGCTGCACGCTCCGGGTGCCGAGGCCGTAGGCCTGCACGCCGCCGTCCAGGATCTCCCGCTCTTTTTTATAGTACAGATCGAGGCGATCCTTCACGGTCTGGATCTTCTCAACGATCACCGTTCTGTCGGCCATGCCTGCCTCCTCCTATTCTTCATCGGCACAGGCCGCGCCGAGCAGTTCCGCCCGGACGCGGTCTAATACAGAGGTGCCGTAGTAATAAGCCACAAGACTGCGCAGCTGCATCTCGTCACGCCCGAGGCGCCGGCTCAGCTGCAGCCAGCCTTCACCGGCGGCGATTCCCGCGGCGAGCTGCAGTTTGTCTTCCTCACTCATCAGTCGCCTCGACCGGGGTGCCGCCGGGAGCTCTATTCCTTTTTTGCGGGCGTGCGTCCGCGTGGCTGCCACGCCGCGCCGGAGCAGCTGAGCGCACTCTTCCACGCGCCTGCCCTCTGCTGCGTAGTGCCGCAGCCGCTCGTCCTCGTCCTCCGTCCAGGGGGACGTCTTGATCGCGTTCGCCTTCGCCACGTCTGCGGCCCGCTTACCTGCCACCCACAGGGGTTCCGGCCCGAGCGCGAATCGCTCGAAGCGCGAGAAATCCAGGAAGGCGACGTTGTCCCACGCCCATGCCCAGAAGTCCTCGAGCATGATCATCCGGTGCGGCGTCTTGTACGGCGTCTGCCAGATGAACGGCAGCCCGCGGCTCTCCCAGTAGTCCCGCGGCGTCGGGATCCCGAGTGCCTGGAACAGCTGGTGCAGCGAGATGCAGTCGCTGGCCTCGAAGTATGAGCCGAGCTGCAGGATCTGCGCGCGCCGCACCACGGCCTCCTCGGACCGGTGCAGGTGCCTCGCGATCTGCGGCACAGGAAGCGTGCCCCAGTTGTCCTCCAGGTACGTCTCGTCCTCAGCGGACCAGGCGCACCGCCAGTGCTTAGGCTTCATCGCCGTCAAAGTGCGTCAGGCCGATCTCGTCGGCCTTCTTCGGCTCCCTGGCTCTCCCGTAGGTGCGCAGGTTGTGGAGCATCTGCTCGGATCTCGTGTAGAACGATTCGAGCAGCTGTATGGTCTCACCGTAGGCGCGGTCGATCTCCTCGTTCTCCGGGATCTCGAGGTCGTGCTCTCTGGAGAAGCGTGCGCGCTCCTGCTGCATGAGCTCGATCATCCGGAGCATCTTCATGCCTGTCATGCGCTCACCACCCGAGGCGGTCGCACAGTGCGAGCCACCCGAAGCCCAGGCCGAGCACGCCGATGAGCGCGATCCCTGTGAAGATCGCCTGCGTTATAGTCATTAGGCTCCCGCCCTTTCCTTAGAATTTCGCCATGCGGTCCCTATACTTTGGCGAATTTTCGCCGCCTGGGATCGCCGTTTATACCGGCGGGGCTTTGATTCCCGCGCCGGAGATCAGGTGCCAAAGCGTTCCGGATTTTTCCGGGCGTTTTGGCACCGCATTTTCTTAGTTTTTGTCACCAGTCATCGCCGCCGTAGACGTTGCTGTTCCGGCGGGTCTTCTGTCTGGTTTTCTGCACCGGCGCCGCCGGAGCGCTCAGGCCTTTGAGCCTGCGCTCGATGGCGTCGAAGTCCGGATTCAGGATCCGGCACCCGGCGTTCGCGTAGTTCCGGCAGTCGAGCGCCTCGTTCCGGTTGTGGCCCTGGATCTTCACCCAGCGCCAGGCGTCGCCCCGGCTCGTGTGCTTCAGCTCCATGCGCTCGGAGAGCAGGCCGTTGAAGTAGTTCATATCGTACCCGGCCTCCGGCGCCACGTTGAAGTGGCAGTACTTCGGCCCGGGCTCCTGGACCTTCAGCGCGCCCATGATCGCGGCCTTGCCGGCGTCCACGCCGATGGTGTAGAGCCAGCAGGTCACGCCCTTGCGGTCCCGGATCGGCACGCTCGTGGGCGGCCTGATCAGCGGGACGCCCTCGCCGCCCTGGCCCTTGATCGCAAAAACGCGCTTGTGGTACCGGCGCCGGCACTGCTCGTACACGTCCTGCGTGAAGTGTCCGCCGGAGTCCACGGCCGTGAAGGCCACGGTGAGCCGCTTGCCGTCTTTGTACCGGTACTCGTGATCGATCACGTCGTCCAGCTGCTGCCAGGTCGCATCCGCGTCCGGCTTGCCCATGATGTAGCCCTTCCGGATGCCCCAGGTCTCGCCGTACTGGCCGTAGCCGACCACCTCGTACTCGAGACGGTTGTCCTGCGTGTCCACGCCGCAGGTCAGCACCAGGACGCCCTCCGGCACCTCTACGGGGCGGCCTTCGGCGTCAATGCCGTAGTCCTCCCGGCGGGCCATCAGTGTGTCCTCGTCCTCCAGATCGCCGCGGTCCTCCCACAGCTCGCCGAGGAGCGTGTTGTATACGACCTGCAGGCGTCCGGGGTCGTCCTTCGCCTTCAGGAACTCGATGCAGATATAGGACCACTCCACCCAGGGCGAGGCGAAGGCGTTGAGCCAGAAGCTCCGGACGCCGTCCTTCAGCGCCTCCGGGTTTCCGGCGATCCACTTCGACGGCTGCTTGCGCATCTCCGCCTCGGTGTGTGTCGCTCCGCACTTCGGACAGGCCCAGAGCACCGGCCCGTTCAGGGACCACTGCTTCTTCCGTCCGCCCTTCGTGCATATCGGATCGAACTTGATGTCATCGAACCGGATGTCGGAGAACTCTCCGCAGTCCGGGCACTGCGTGCACCAGCGCTCCTGCGTCCCGCGCAGGAAGCTGTCCTCGATGTTCGACTTGCCCTTGATCGTCGGGGTGCTTACCTCGACGGCCTTCCGGTTGTAGAACGTGAGCTGCCTCTTCCGGGCCAGCTCCCAGGGATCGCCTTCCTTGCCGGCGCTGGGCGCGAACCGGTCCCGCTCGTCGCCGATGATGTACCGGCACGGGATCGAAGCCAGGGACGACGGTGAGTTCGATCCCACGATCGTCAGCGAGCCGCCCGGGAAGAACTTCTGCAGAACGGTGTCTCCGGAGCGCTTGCTCCGGGCGTCCCGCACCTTCCCGCGCAGCCGCGTCGTATTATCTACCATAGGAGCCACGCGCTGGCGGCTGAACCGCTTGGCGTCCTCCAGGTTGGGGTGTATATACAGGATGTTGCTGGGATCCTGGTCGATGATGTAGCCGATCACGTTGAGCTCCAGCTCGGACTTGCCGATCTGGGACGCGGCCACCATCACGATATTGCTGACCGCCGGATCGGTGAAGGCCCGCATGGGCTCCTCCAGGTACGGCGTCCGGCTCGTTCGCCACTGGCCGGACTCGGCCGACGTCGGCGGCAGGCGCCTGTACTTGTCGGCCCACTCGTTGACCGTGAGATCCTCAGGCGGCAAAAACTGCCGCACGCAGCGTTCCAGCGTCCGGTTGAGGAACCGCACCCGCTGGGCCTGCGTCAGGTCAGTCTTCGTCTTCATCGTCTTCGTCTTCCTGCGTGCTCATGCCGACGCGCTCGGTCACACGCCTGGCGTACTCCGCCGGGTCGTACCGATAGCCGGAGAGCTCTTCCAGCAGCTTGTTGACCTCGGCCCGGATGATCACGCTCGCCTCGGCCGCGCTTCCGGCTCCGGCAACGTCGACGGCCAGCCGGCCGGGCAGCGCCATGAGAAGCGAGCGCACCAGCAGAACGAAGTCGGTGGTCACTGCCTCCACGTCTTCGGCCCGGTGCATCTTCCCGAGCATCTCCTTGAGCTCCAGCTCCGCGATCGCGGCCTTGGCGCTCTTCAGATCGGCCTCGGCCTCGTTCTTCCGCTGCTCGATGCTGCCGGACGTCGTCTTCGGTGCGTTCCGGGCGTCCTTCAGGTACCGGACGTATGCCCGCACGCTGGCCGTCAGCGGATAGCGCAGCCCCGCGGAGGTCTGCTGCGGTATGAGCACGCCGTCCTTGCGCAGCTGCGTGATCCTCGTCGACGTCAGGTCGAACATCTCGGCCAGGTCTTTGGCCATCACGAGAACAGCGCCCGAAGGCGCCGCTTCTTTTGTATTCTCGCCGGGCTTTTTCGCTGCCGGCTTTTTGCGGTCGGCCATCAGGCCCGCCTCGCTTTCTATCAACACGCCGGGCGCCATGATCCGGAGAGGGCATCTTCGGATCAGCACCCGGTGGCTTTTATGAAGTGGACGGCGCGCCGGTCCTGCCCCGGCCGGTCATGTTACCACGCGGAGGACAGGACCTAACCTCCGCGATCGTGTCATGCGCGTCATCTCGCCGCGCTGGCGCCGTCGTGTGTTTATTTTGCCGGATCCTCGCATTATTCTCGGCAAATTTGCAGAAATCCTGCAAAAACGCCCGGAATACTGCCGGATCCCGGCCCTGTTCCTCCCGGATCCGTGCCCCGGGCGGCCGAAAACCGCCGCCGGAGGAGCGCCGGTGGAAGTGAAGGGGCCCGATTTCAAACTTCGCAAAAAGCAGATTTTTGGGCTCGCGAGCACCGCAGGAAATTTTTCCCGCCGGAAGGACCCGCGCCGCTCAAATTTTCGACAGTTCCTGCTCCAGATGGTGCTCGAACCTTTTTCCGAGACCGTCCACGATGTTCTTTTGAATTTTTTCGGCGACCTTCTCGTTCGTGATCATCTGAGGCACCGACAGCGTCTTGATCACCTTCACAGGGAGGCGCCTGTCGCCCGTCCTCTGGAACGGGATCTGCATAGTTCCGGCGCCGCCGGCGTGTGCGAGGAACGCGATCGAGCTGAGCTGCTGTCGCTGACCCTTTTTGATTACCGCCGTGACCTTGTACTTCTTCTGCGGTCTGGCCGTCGGCTGCATTTTGAAATGCGTCGGCGTCAGCACCCGGCCTTCGTACTTGATCTGGATATTGTCCACGGTGACGCCGCCGATGTTCAGCGACCCAGCCTTCTGCTTTGCGGAGATCGCGGCCTTGACGTCCGCCTTCTTGATGCCGTACTCTTCGGTGACGGCCGAGCCGATCCACGCCGGGGCCCGGCTCTTGAAGTCGGACACGGTACGCTTCAGAGCCTTGCCGGCTGCCTTCTCGTGATCCCGGATCTTCTTGGTGATCGCGTCGGAGTTCAGCAGGCTCACGCTGAGATCGATCTCACCCATGCGTACCACCTCCTCGAACATAAAGACAACGAACGGCAATCCGCCATTGCCGTTCGTCGCCTGAGGTAAAACTATGAAAAAACTCAAATTTTAACTCAAAAAGGAGTCATTCATGAAAAACAAAAGAATCAAACTTACCCGTTTTCCATTGTGGTTCCGCCGCTTAACCACGGTACCACTATAGCACATTTTGAATTAACAAAATTAACAAGTTTATGTTTTTTCGTCTTTTTTATCCTGATCGGCCATGTACCTCTTCACAGCCATGAAACAGGCGTGCTCCGTCGTGCCCCCGATCGTATGGGCCACACGGTTCCAGGAATAGCAGTCCACGTAGTACAGCTCGATGATCTGCCGGATGTACGTGTCCTTGACGCCGGTGATCCACGCCTCCAGACGGACGCGCTCCGCGGTCAGGCGCCGGATCTTCTCGCTGATCAGCTGCTGCAGGTCGTACATCTCGGCCACGTAGTTCTCGATCCGGTTCCCGGGCCCGCCGGGCATCCCTGACAGGTTCGGGGACGAGGGGCTCGCGGCCATCTGCTCCAGTTCTTTCAGCCTGCGCTGATCCTCGGCGATTTCGTGACGCAGGCGCCGCAGCTGCTTCAGTTCGTTCATCGTCATGTTTTCCCCTCCTTCTTGGATGCCCACTCGCCATACGAGAGGCGGCAGCCCTCTGCTTCGGCCTGCTTCCTGGCTTCCTCATACAGTGCCCACCCGTCAGGCTTCCCGGAGGTCTGCGGCGGCCTGTAGACCGTCTTCGGCACGTAGTGGCTCCGGCGGCCTGTGGTCCGGCGCTCCCAGATGCAGCGGTTGCACTCCTTCTTCGGCTCCCGGGAGATAAACGTGCGACCACACGTGGGACACACCTTCTCCCGCGGTCTGCAGCTGTAGGCCTTACAGCACTCTTTGCTGCAGAACTTCCGCTGGCTCTGGGCCAGCACCTTGCCGCAGTTCAGGCAGCGGCGCCTGTGCTTATCGGCCGCGGCCTCGAACATCTCCCGGAGGACGTACCTCAGGCACGAGCTGTATATTCTTATAATCATTTACGAATCTCCTTATTTGCGGGTAACTTGGGTAACTTTTGGGTAACCGTCGTTTTTCTTGATTTTATATAGGTTTTCGGTGTGTGAATATATAGTAGTTACCCGTTACCCAAAAAAAGTATTCTATACGCGTAAGGAATAAAAAACATGTTTTTTTCTCTCCTATATATGCGTTGTATATTGCGGGTAACTTGGGTAACTGGGTAACCGTAAAAAATATCAAAGAGGCGGTTTCTCTTGATAATCATTAGCTTTAAGCACTACGCAGCGGGTGCTTTTTTGGCCGAATTTGGTTACCCGCGTCGTGCGAGAATTCCGATCATCAGAGCTGTATAACAAGCCGTTCCGCTTCGCCCAGGACAGAAACAGCGTCGGGTTGTACCCTTCGGCGGCCATCTCACGGTCGAAAACTGATTTGATGATATAGATGTAATCGTTATCGACCTTGCCCCAGCATTCGCCTTTGTAAACATTGAACTTGTCCGGTTCAAAGTAATTCGGATAGCGTGCGGGCAGCTCTGTGAGGTATTCATATGCGCGCTTGTTGATGCTGACGTCTTCATCGGTTTTCAGCACATCGAGGAAATCTTTTACAGAAAGATGATTCCCGTCGCAGAACATCTTCTGCGTTAAGAAGTAGTCGACAGCAAGGATCAGCGCTATTGAATTGGCCTGTTTATCCATCGATTTATTCTTTTGCAGCTTCGCAAAGAATTCCTTGTGGATTGCTTTGATATACTCCAAAACTCTCGGCTCGTTCTGCAGCATCCGAATGAATTCATATCCGCCGTGACCGTAATTCGCCGTTAGAATATTGCAAAGCCCTGGGAGATCGTCATAGATTTTTTCAGAACATTCAAATTCGATAGATCTGTTCAAGGCGCCTCCCTTGGAATTGTGGTTTGTGATCGGGCGCTCGCCGGAGCTGATAAAGCAGCATTGCCACGTTCCGGTCTGCTGCAGACCGCCGGATTTCGCACCGCGGATCTTTCCTTTCCCTTCGCACAGCTTATAAATAATGCTGTCATAGTCTTTTACTCCGGAAGCCTCCTGGATCTGGAGCTCATCGATGCACATCGGCAAATTGTTCAGAAAGATCGCCGTCATTTCCTGCCCAACAACAGTGGAATTGAACGTCGTGATATATTCGCCGATCTTCGGGTTCGCCCAAACAGAAGCGGCGATCATCAGGCCGACGCTTTTTCCGACCTCGGTTTCACCGTAAGCGTGAACGAAAAACGGCAGCATTCCGAGGGGTTTGAGCAGGACAGATGCGAACGATGCAGCGAGAAATATTCTTCCGACGCCTCGCTTTTTGCGAAGCTCCCGCATAGCGTCAAGCCACTTCTCATAATCGCCTCGCTGCGAAACAGAGGAATACATCTGTCGGAACAGGGCGTCGCCGTCAAAGATAATATCATCAACAAACGGCGCGAAGTCATGTTCTGTTATCCATCCGAGGCGGGAAACGCTCTTGTTTTCCGGCAGCGCGTCATAATTGAACTGCTCCATATCCAACAGATAGGTTGAAAGTTCTTTTGCGTTCTCGCTGTTCACAAGCACGCCTTTTGCAGCGAGTTGCAGAATGCTGGTGCTGCTGGCGATCACGGTTTTTTCAACGATAATGGAACGCCAGCGGGAACCTTTTTTATATGCGATTTCGAGGCGCTCTTCGTTTGTGTCTATATTCACAAGGCGGCGGATCGGCATAATCGGATGTTTGCAGATCACATGGTCATAACCGTAGCGGTCTACTGTGGTAACGCCGTAATCATCGCATGTGTACGGACCGGAATATAGTTCGATCTCCTGTCCATCGAAAGAGGTAGCGTTATCCATTGACAATCCGCTGGACTTCTGCTGTGATTCAAGGAATGCATTAAACAGACCTATAAAACCTTTTACGCCGATGCTGGCTGCATAGACCTTCATCTGTTCTCGCATCTGTGCGTATTGGAATTTATCGTCCTGGAATTGATAAAGGTACTCATACGGTGCCGAGGTGTACAGAAAATCCTGCTGCGTGAACGCCGGTATTACATTTTTATTCTCTTCCATAGTTCACTTTCCACCTCTTCATTTCAGCATATTCCAGTTCGTTTTCAACATATGCAAGCAGGGTCAGCGCATGCAGGAAAACAGGATCCACATCATCATCCGGTGTTTTCGGTGCACGGCGTTTTACGATATCGCGCAAACGTTGCCAATCATCAAAGAGATCCCAATACTCTTTTTCGGCGCGTTCCCGTTCTTTCTGCTTCTTCGCTTCCCGCATCCTGCGCTCAAATGTGGCTTTCCCTGCGGCAAGGTTTTCGCGGTAATTCGGTTTGTCGCGGATGACATGTAAGCCGAAATCTGCATTCAACTTCTTAACAGCGTCAAACCGGGAAGATAGGTTGAAATACTTTTGCGCAAAGTCGATCACGTCCCCGCCGACGCCGCAGCCGAAACAGTAATATCCTTTTGTGCCGGGGTACACTTTCAGCGACGGCGTCTTTTCGTTATGGAACGGGCAACGTATATATCCGCTGCGGTCTATTTCGAGACCATACCGCTGGCAGAGATCAGGCATAGAGACGGCTTCGCGGATATCGTCATACTCACTCATGGCCCTGCACGCTCAGAATCTCGATGATCTGATCTCCCGTTTCAGTTTTCGTGCAGAAGCGAAACTCGCAGCCATAATGGCTTGAGATCGTACTCAGTATCTTGTGGAGGCGTTCTCCGCTCATAGCAAGCGGAGAATGCCGAAGGCGCGGATTTGTCCACTGCTTCACATCGTCAAGCGTGCGGATCCCACGGCCGTGCTCAATCAGAAAAACGATCCGGATCCCTGCTTCGTTTGCGCGTTTTACTTCTGCGATAAATCGCTCGTGATCCTGGCAGACGTTGCTGCTGATTTCGAAGAGGTTTTGCTTTCGGTCAACCACGACCATCGGGTTCTCAATGTTCTGATAGTCGCCCACATACAGCTTATTGGAGATATGCTTCACGCCGCGCCGATCGAAGGTTTCAAGGATCTTTTTTATCGCGCGCGCCTTCTCGCGCGAATCCACGAAAACGGTCATATGTACACCTCATTTCGCATTAGAACGGAAAGTCGTCATCGTCTGCCGCCACGTCGAGCGAAGGCGATGCTGCGGGTGCTCCGGCAGAAGGTGCGGAGCTATCATTTTCACCGGCGTTTTTTGATCCGACGAAAGCAACCTGTTCACACAGGATTTCATACGCCGTGCGCTGTTTACCTTCCTTGTCTTCATATTTGCGGCTTTGCAAACTGCCGAGCACCTTTATTTCCTTTCCTTTTTTGAAATAGGTGTTCACGAACACGCCTGTCTTTCGCCATGCAGTACAGTTGATGAAGTCGGTCTGTTTTTCCTCGCCTTCTTTTGCATAACCGCGGTCGATTGCGATACAGAAAGAGGCGACCTCGATCCCGCTTGCGGTGGTTCTGAGCTCAGGATCTGCAACCAGGCGGCCCTGCAGCTGGCACAGATTGTGAATATTAATCATAGTCGAGCACCTCCGAATCGATGATGCTTACCACCTTCGTGCGGCGGCAAAATGCGCATTTCTCGCAGCGGGTAGGCAGGATCAGACCTTTCTTTATTGCATCGAAACGGGGAGCGTTTTCTTCCACCTGCTTCAGCTCGTAGTCGAGCAGATCTTGAGAGATATTCAACGCTATCAGATCCGGTTCGGTCTCCTTTGTTGCGCCGTTGATGATAAACGGGAGGCGATCACCGGTATTCTGACGGACAAGCTCCTGATAGATCGCGCCCTGGGTGTCATATTTCCATGCCTGATACCACGGCACGCGGCCTTCGCCCTCAATGTATATTGGCTCAAAGTCTTTCATTACTTTAAGGTCTACGGTGGCCTCGCCATCAAGGAAACTGTCAAGTTTCGCTTTGAATGCGACGCCGCCGATCTCGCCGGTGAAAATGCGCTGTTTCTCGCCAGAAAGGAGGTGCATCATAACCGGCTGCGTCTCAATACGGCTGATGATGTAGTCGGCCTGTACGTATTCGGCTTTCAGAGTGCCGTCGCGCTTGAATATCTCCGGGTGCTGTGCCTTGAAGATGTCGAGCGTTCCGCTGAAATGTGCGTCAACATAAGAGCCGATCAGAAGCGACGTTGATATTTCACGCTCATATTCGCCGTTTAATTCGGCCAGAGCTGCCGCTTCGCAGCGGAGAAATGCTTTATACTGCGAAGCGGACATGTATTCCCGGTTTGCCTCGGGAGAATAATAGTTGCTTTCATTGAGGATCATAATACGGTTACCTCCATTTCGTTTGCGTTGGTGGTACGTGTGGCAATGAACTGCAGTCCCTTCTCTTTACAGCGGCGGTACAGGCGCTCACGGTTGGCGTCGGAGAGCTTTTCGGTACCGTCCAGAAGGATCAGCTGCAAACTGTTCGGTCTGCTGATGGCGATCTCAATGCACAAATCGAGCTTTTCGCCTTCTGAGAGGTTGGAAATCGGCAGCCCGTGCACGAGCGGAATGCCATTTTCGACGGTTAAACCGTCAACAGGGATCTGCGCTGTGGCAAGGATCTCGCCGGGCAACGAGCGCGCAAGCTCGATCTTATCGGTAAGCGCTTCCGATTCCTTTTCCTTTGCCTCCAGCTCGGCTTGCATCTGCTTCATCCGCTTAAACTCGTTGAGCAGCTTTTTCATCGCCTCAGCTTCCTTGGCCTCGGCGGTCATTCCGGAAACATCAAATGGGGTTTTGTTCGCATATTCTTCGGCGGTGGCAAGATCGTTGCCAAGTTTGGCCTTTTCGGCTGCCATTCTTGCGACCAGCAGCTCTTCTTCGCGGGCAAGCGATGTGTCCATCTCAGAAAGCTCGCGCTTCCACGCCTCGATTTTAGCCTCGGCATCTGCAATCGCAGCAATAAGTGTATTCTTGCGCACGGCGAATTCTTCACGCTTGCGACCTTTGGCAAGCTCGCAATCGGCTTCAATACCGCGAACTTTGTTCGCATAACTGTCAACGAACATCCTTGCACGCTGGATCAGCCCGTTGACGCGTTCCGCTTCCGTGATCCGGCGGTAAACATCAGAGAGGTCATACGCGTCCCATTTGGCAGCCTGATACCCTTCCGGGATGCCCTGTGCGATCTCGGCAATGAATGCGCGGCGGTTTCTGATATCGCGGTTGATTTCCTGCCTGCGCTGGAAATATTCGCCGGAATCCCTCTGAATATCAAAGAGCACCTGAAGGATGTTCTGCGAATAATCCACGCCCTGCGGGATCTCGCCGAACTTCTCCATGATCCAGTTGAGATCCCACTGAAAATCGATCAGATCCAGAACGGCGCGGTTCTGATCCTGCTTTGACATGGCCAGAAACTCCACCGGATTGAGCTGCAACGGTGTGAAAAGCTGCTGCAGAAAAGCTTCCGGGCCAACGATCTCGCGCTCGTTCTCGGTGATCTTCTTGTAGTCGCTCATGTTGGTGCGCTTTTTGCGGCGAATCGAAAGGCCGGTATCGGTTTCAATCAGAATTTCACCTTCGTTTTCGCCGCGGCGCACGATGAAGTCGCGGTCGCTCTTATTCGTGAGCGCGTAGCGGATGGCGTCGATCACCGAGGTTTTGCCGGTGCCGTTCGCGCCGGTCAGCTCAACGCTCTGGCCGTCGATCTCCGTTTCTCTGATCCCGAAAAGGTTACGGATCGTGATTTTAGTCGTTTTCATTTACGGTTGCCCCCTCTTCCTTCTTCTTTTGCTCTTCCATTTCGGCCAGTTTTGCCTTTGCGCACGAGGCGCAGATGGCAGCGCCGAACTTGCTGCGGGCGTAATCTGCTACCTGTTTCGAGCTCATTTTTGCGGACGGCATAATGTTTCCACCGCAGATCTCGCATTTCTCCAGCGGCTCTGTTTTCGCCGCGGGGATCTCCGGTTTGATGCGCAGCGCGTCGTGGATCGCGCCGAACGCTTTCACCTGCTTTACGATGATCGTGATGCGCTTTCCGATCAGTTTTGACGTTTCGGTCGTTTTATAGAGTTTTGAAAGCGCCTTTCTATTTGTGAGATTCAGCACCATCGGCTTATAGTCCTCAACGAAGTGGCAGATCGCGCATTTCTCTTTCCGGCCCTCGGCGCCTTCAACGAGTTCTTCGTCGATGTTTTTAATCGTCAGCGTGAGCTCGTTTCCGGGAACGTCTTCAAGATCCCAGGAACCGAGATAATTGGGATTCTTTCCCATTTTCATAATATCCATATTGCTTGCTCCTTTTCTTTTTTTACCAGCCAACGTAAACGTCAACGGTGTAATTGTTTTCTGGGCCGCAATCGTAAACGCGGCCATAGCTGCCAAACGGGGTTTCGATTACTGTTCCACGGGAGAGGGCGTCCGAAGCGAGACACAAATAACCGTTTTCATCTCTGACATATCCGAGCGAATCTGTGTGCCTGCCCGGGATCCGAAGTCCATACCCCGGGAGTATTCGTTCGGAATAATACGTCCAGTCCCAACCGCCCCATCTGATGCGACCTGTTCTCCTGAAATAAGACGCTGAGTAAATCCCTGTTTGAATGAGTGCGGCCCGTCTCTGCTCCTCTGCTCGTTTTCGTTCCGCTTCGATTCGCTTCTCCTCTTCAAAGCGGTTAAGAAGGGATTCGGCTTCCTCATGGGTGAAACTCATTATGGCGGGTCGGAACGGGTCGGTTTGGCTCTCTTCGCTCACATCTTGAATGGCTAAAGGCGGTTCAATTTTGCAGAGACCAAACGAGAATATCAAGTCAACAAAAAAGATCAAGAGAACACCAAGGACTGCTCCTAAAACGAACGCAATGGCCGATTCTAATGCGTTCTTTACCTTTGTTTTCATCAGATCACCACCTTTTCTACCACGAAATCGGATCTCGCGTTTCAACGCTGATGATGGTTTTGTTAATCAGATCGCAGTAGTGTCGTTCAAAGCGGGCCCCGGGGCTTTCGCGCCAGTCGTTCAGGAAGAAAACAACGTCGGCAACGTCGATCATCGCAAGGCAGATCTTTATGTAATCCTGATACTTCATCCCGGCAGGAAGAAACGAAGGATTCATAACGATGAAGCCGCCTCTTGAAAGGAATTCTTCCGCTTCTTTGAACTTCTGCTTGTACTTATCGTCGCCGGTTACCTTCCCGGCGATATATACTTTTTGCATCGGCATAGTGTTAAACCTCCATAACGTAGCACCAGCTTTGAGGCGGGCGTTTTACTTCAAAAGAACAGCCAATAAATTTTGAATAATTCTCTTCGCTCCATCTTGAATGAACGCACGCACCGCAAGATGCAGCATAATCACACGGTTTACGCATAAACGCCCCTATTTTCTGTGGCTTATCGTAAACCACAAGATCGGAGATATGCCAGCCGTAGCCCGGTTTTCCATTGCCGAGGTAATCAATAATATCTTTGTCCGTCATTCCTGTGTACGGGAACTCGCGTAGTGCAACTCGGCTGTTTTCGTCCGAATATGTCACACTTATAGGCAAAACCGCGTCGCATATAAACTCGCCGATAACCGTGCCAGCGCAGGAGGCAGCAATAGTGCACTCTTTTCCGGGCTCCTTGTCGAATCCATAGAAAACGAGATCTCCGTTTCCATCGTCAAAATGCTTTTTGGTGCAGTAGATATAGCACTTAAACGGCGGTTCCAATTTCGGCTTTGTTTTCCGCACCTCAAAGGTTTTCTCCCCGCTGGCGATCTTCTCGCACCACTCGGGGCGAATGCTGATCATAACGGCTTTCCGTTTTGTTTGGGCCATATTATGAAACCTCCTTTATGGCTGCTCGTGCCTCTGCAATCGTCTGCCCGTCCTTGATGCCGACCATGATTGCGGGCGGCGTAGGTAGTTCCGCAGCGGTCGGTTTCCAAAGATGCAGACAATTCGGGCGGTTATTCACGTACTCGCTCTTTGCCGGGTGATATTGGACGACAGTTTCATCTTCCCGGAAAAACATATCTTTCAGCGCACACATTTCGTCCCATGTGGGCGTATGGGAATGCTTGAAGGGGGAAACGCTGACGTGATCCCAGCCGCCGCCGGTGCTCCAGATCACGGAGGCGTATCGTTTACCGAGCTTGAACAGGATACCCATGCCGCCGTCTTCGGCCGTGTGGACGATAAGAAGGTTTGTTGTGCTCTTCAACTCTTCGTTGGATTTCATTTTAGTACCTCCGAGTTTTCAAGATAGTGCTCAACGTCGAAATCGGAAAAGTCCGACGGTTCCGTAATACGAACGATGATTGCAGGGCGGAACGCTTTTTCGGCAAGGCCGTTCAGAAAATCGTCAATCTTCTTTTCATCATCGAAGCGCTCATTGAGACTGTCGTCATATCGGCAATAGACGTCTTCGGTGAACTCTTCACGGTCAAAATAGACGCGTTCTCCGAATGTGGCGTATTCACCCTTGCAAGCATAGCCGAATTCGCCCATATATGAATAGAAATCATCGCCTCCAAATACCTCACCGTACACCATAGGGATCACCGGCAGATCCGGGTACTGTTTTATCAGAGCAAGCAGATCTTTCTTGTTTTCGTTATCATTCATGCTGTTTCTCCTTTCAATAATTCGTCAAATGTCAGCTGCTCCGGTTGTTCTCTCCAATCGACGCCGATATAATCGAGCACACGACTCCAACCGTATTTCTCGCCGGTATCGGGATCTGTAACGCAGTTGAACATCCAGTATTCCCATTCCTTCGGGTTGCGCTCCCGAAGAAGATCAAATCTGTTCGGGCGCTTTTCCATGTGAATACCGAATCCACACATATTGCAGCCGGTGCGCTGGGCCTTGGTAGTGTAAAGCGTTCCATCGTCTTTGCGCTCGATTGTACCGTAGATCTCCGGTACCGGCACGTCCAGGTCAAGGGCGAGCTGTAGGATATCTTGACGGTTGAAGATCGCAAACGGCGCGGATCTGATCGTGGTAGCACCGAAGTAGTTGCAGCCGTTCACGCGCAGGCTTTTTGCACGACGGCCGCCTTCAGACGCCATCAAGCCGAGGAACGGCACGCTGTTGTGCTCCCGGGCCCAATCGTCGCACGGCTTCTCTTTGAGGTAGTAGCAGCATTTCGACGATACCTTAAACGGGGCGATCTGATAGTGCGTGCCCTCGTTCTCGTTTTCGTAGCCGCCGAATTTCCATAACCAGCGTTCAGAGAGCCGCATCCGGCTGTCCGTTTGGAAGCCGCCGTATTCGCCGGTCTCGCCGGTGATGATGGCATGCCGTACCGTGGCATTCTTCTCTGAAGGTGACTGCAGCAGTTCGATCTTTGCGGCGATCTCTTTTGACAGCACCGGAAATCCGAACTCCTGTATGATCTGCGGTTTACTCCAATAGTGCTCTTTCCCGTCGGGATCGACGTGATGCACTGCCGGTTTGAGCCGTTCCAGTCCAAGAGCTTTATGTACCTTTTGAATGCTTACATCCTCCAATTGCGATACACTGATACCTGGCGCGTTGATTCCGATGGATAGCAAAAACAGATATAAAGTAATGCTGTCCAGCCCTCCAACAGAAACGTGATAATTCAGGCCGCGGACATCGCACTCCCGGACGAACTCTTCCGCGCGGATCCGAGCGTATTTCACTTTGAAGGAATACGGCATCTGCTCTTTGACCATGAAATCGGCGATTTTCTTTTTCGCGTCGATGCGTTCCATGCGTTCAAGCACGTTTTCCATATACCCTCCTACGCAGCCATGCACCACTCGGGCAGGTTCGCTCTGACCATAGCAGCTGCAAGAGGCGGGGGTACCGAGTTTCCGCAGCGTGCGACCTGGTCTTTCCGGCTGATCGCACGGCCCATGTTGTCCACGTCGATGATGTAATCCGCGGGGAATCCCATCGCGTTGTAAAGCTCGCGCGGTGTGAGCATCCGCAGACCGATATCGGAGATAAACCACCATGCGTCGCCGATCCAGAGCAGCAGCACCTCATCGTCTTTGATGGACCATTCTGTATATTTGTTCAGCATCGCGCGGATTTGTGGCCAGTAGCCGAGATTCGGCTGTCCTTCGTACTTTACGATCACGGTGCGGATCAGGCCGAACTGACCATCCGCAGCAGTTATCGTCATAAGCGGATCAAACGGTGCCTGCCCTTTGTCCTTACCCTTGAAGTGAGCGAGGTGCGATACCGTCAGCGCGTTATGGTCTACGGCTGTAACGGTGCTCAGAGGGCATTTCGCGTCGGATCCAACGACGCCGCCATAAAACTTTGAGATGTGAGCCGCTGCCAGGTTCTCCCGATCCTTTACGGTAATGGTATTCATAGGATCGATAACGCGCTTCGGTGTTCCGGTTCCGAAATACTGCGTCAAATAAGGTGCGACAAATCCGTATCGGTTGGAAGCGTCCACGGTCAGGATCGGTTTATCGAGCGTCTGCCCGCGGGCTTCTCCTTTGGCGGTTGCGCTGTGGTACTGTTCAAGGAAAGGTGTTATAAGCTCGTGCGCACCGACAGATGTTACCGTTGTCAAAGGATTCTTGACATCTTGCGCGGCGTTTGAAAACTTCTGCTGCGCAATAAACGGTGATATCTTTGCCTCGGCAACCCCTGCCGTACACTTCGCTGTTACCGTTCCGAGCGGTTTTTTCGGATCGCTGATATGCCCGCCGCCGGCGTGATTACAATCCAGTACATAAGGGCTCACGCGCGGCACACATAAGAAGTTACGGTTCCCGGTCGTGATCGTCGGCACCGGCTCGGTGAGCTTATGGGGTTGATTCTGTGCGTTGTTGCACATGATATACGGCTCGACGGTGGCATCGCACAGGTAATGCTTTGAGTTGCCGACAACGGTGGGAAGCGGATCTTTGATATCGTGCGTCCTGGGCGCCTGTCCGGCGCGCTCGCCATACCCGACCGGGACAATAAACGGCTCTTCGTTTCTGATCACGAACTTATCCAGTCCGGTTGCGATCCTCGCCTTTGTGTTGTCAGCCAGCGGACGGATCGCATTAATCCCGTATTTCTCTTTCAAGGCCTGCTTGCTCTCGAAGATGGAATATGTAGGCAGCGTCCAGTCGATCACTTCAGCTGCTGAACGCCACGGGAGCAACTTCCCGGATTTCACCGCAGCGCTGTCCCGGGGGCCGTGTGTCGGTTTCGGCCAGACGATGGGCCGTCCGTCACAGCGGGCGATCAGGCAGAAGCGCGTGCGGATCGTCGGCGCGCCGTAGTCCGCGGCGCAGAGCTCTCTGTATTCCAGATGATAGCCGAGATCTTCGAGCTGCGCACGCCACTTTGCGAACGTCTGCCCTGACTTTTTCTTCACTGGCTTGCCTTTCCGGACGGGGCCCCAGGTGACGAACTCCGGCACATTCTCCATCATGATCACGGTGGGCCGTGCCAGTGCTGCCCATTTCACCACAACCCACGCAAGGCCGCGGATATTCCGGTCAACGAGCGCAGCGCCTTTCGCCCGGGAAAAGTGTTTGCAATCGGGCGAGAACCACGCCAGCCCCACCGGGCGGCCCTTGGTCGCTTCACGAGGGTCGATCATCCAGATGTTATCTTTATAGTGCCGTGTCTGCGGGTGGTTCATCTGGTGCATCAAGATCGCGCTCTCATCGTGGTTGATCGCTATGCTCACCGGACGCCCGAGCGCCATTTCCATCCCGGTGGAAGCGCCGCCGCCACCGGCGAACCCGTCAACAACGAGCTTTCCGTCCGGTGTTGTACCTTCACCGTCCAGAAGGTCGGATATCAATAACTGTGTTCCTTTCATGCGTTTTCCTCCAACAGATCGAACAGCGTAGGCTGGCCGATCTCGGCCTCTGCCTCTTCAAGATAACCTACGCCGTCCCGGAAATAATCCGCGTTGAGCTCGACGCCGTAGCCGCAGCGTCCCATCTTGATCGCCATATACGGCACGGTCATCAGGCCGCCGAAGGGATCGAACACGAGCTCGCCCGGATTCGTATAGCGGTTGATGATCCGCTCCACGATATCGAGCTGCAGCGGGCAGACGTGCATTGCCTGACGGCGTTGGCTCTGAGCGGTGTTCAGCGTCTTCATCCGGTTGATATCGTCCCAGATCTCCGGGCTCCACGATGCAGGCGCTACCACCATGAACGTGGCGGGCAGACGGCCCTTCTCGTCGAGAGACTTTGCCAGCCTGACGTGTTCCGCGTAATCATAGACGTGCTGTGCGCTATACTTGGTATAGGCCTTCTGGAGTGATTTTACGGGCGTATTCTGTATTTCCTCTTTGGTGACTAATCTGTCGCCGGAGGACCGCCAGAAGGCGTGCGCGTCTATCTGCCATTGTGCGCGGGTATATTCTTCCTTCGTCTTTCTGACCGGATCGTCGGCGTAGGCTTTGGAGGTATCGGTTGGGAGTTTGCGGAACAGCAATATGTATTCCGGGCACCCGACGCCCATCTTAGTTCCGTCCTTGCACTGCTCGCTCCATCCGAGGCGGTACGTTTGGTTATTCTCGCGCACGACGTCGGTCAGAACGATGATTCTCCCCATGTACCGAAAGCCGTGTTTCATAAAGCACTGCTCGGTCATGCCGGAAAAAGGATCCACGGTCGGCATACCGTCGCCGGTGGCGTTTCCGAACAGAATGCGGTCCTTGACGTGGATCGCGGCGATGCGCCCGGGCTTCAGGATGCGCAGCAGCTCCGGTACGAGGAAGTCCATCTGTTCGAAAAACCGCTCGTTGTCTTCGTTGTGGCCGAAATCGTTATATGATGGGGTATATTCATAATGGTTGCTGAACGGGATCGACGTGTGGATCAGATCGACCGAGTTATCCGGCATTGTTTTGACCTCTTCCACACAGTCGTTCAGCACCGCGGTATAGTGTTTTCCTGTGATTTTCACTCTTTGTACTCCTATGCTTCTCTGCATTTTCTCTGCGATCAGCGTATTACTGAGGCCGTTGGCCTTGATCAGCGCCTGCATTTTTGCCGCCTGCTGGTTGTATCGTTCCCACTTGGCGAGAAGATCGTCCAGTATGGACTGCTCTTTCTCGGTGTAGATAATATCGATCACAACCTCTTCGGTCTGCAGGAAGCGATAAATGCGGTGGATCGCCTGTATGAAATCATTGAACTTGTGGTCTATGCCGACGAATACGGCGCGGTGACAATGCTTCTGGAAATTGCAGCCCTGCCCGGAGATCTCTTTCTTCGTTGCCAGCAGTCGGGTCTTACCTTCGGCAAAATCTATCACGCGCTGCTCCTTGACGTCGAGATCCTGCGCACCGTAGACCTCCACAGCTTCCGGGAGCGCTCCTTTTATCGCGCGTCGCTCGTCTTCCAGATCGTGCCAAAGGATAAAGTGTTCCTCCGGTGCGGCGTCTACAAGCTCTTTTGCCTTTGCGACGCGGGCAAATATCGTCGTGCGCTTCTCGCGCATTTCTGCGGTCAGTCCCTCGGAGGCGTCGGTCACGATTCGGATCTGACCGTCGCGCTCCGTATCATAGGCAACATCGGAGCCGAGCTTGTGGTATCGGATCCTGATCGGTGGCAGCTCGTAGCCGGTAGGATCATATCCGAGATCGGCGGGCGATTGCAGGAACAGCGCCCAGCTCGATACCCACAGCCAGAATTCATCTTCCTTGTGCGGGTACAGCGTCAGGTTGTTCGCCTTCGTACTGTCACGCTGGAAGAACCGTGTAAGGGCCTGTCCGGTGTCCATCACGCCGAGAAAACCGGCATAGTGGATGATCTCTTTATATCTGTTCGGGTCCGGCGTGGCAGTAGCAACGAGCTTGTATTTCACGCTGCGGAACTTCGGCAGAAACGTCTGATAGGTTTTTGTTCCGTATCCGCGCAGCACGCTCGCTTCGTCCAGACAGACGGTCGTGAATACGGCCGGGTCGATATCGCCGTCACGCACACGCTCGTAATTCGTAAGCATGATCGTGGCATCGCAGGCGGCAATCTCCGCGGCTGTCCGAACGTAGGGCGGCGCAGGCATGCCGAGCAGCTGAACGGCATCGTGCACGAACTCCTGTTTTACACCGAGCGGAAGGACGATCAGCGCCTTGCCGCAGTCATGCTCTGTGGTGATCCGGCAGAATTCAATCTCCTGCACGGTCTTGCCGAGTCCGAAACTTTCAAACAGGGCACGGCACCCGCCCTTGACAGCCCACACCACCGCATCCCGCTGGTGCGGTTTCAGCGCCGGATTGACGTCATCGGGAGAGATCTCAAATCCGCTTTCGTGCGCGGTGATCACCTTCGACCGCAAAAATTCCATGTAGTCCATCGGCGTGCCTCATTTGATCTTGACCGGCATAACTATGGAGGTCAGCATGGCGCCTTTGACTACGATCGGCTTCAGAGTGCCGTTGTACTCCAGTTGTACCTTATCTTCCGCGTAGGTTTTCAGCGCATCGAGCAGGAACTTCCCGTTCAGGCCGATTTTGATATACCCGTCGGGGCCGTCGATCAGAAGCGCGTCGAGCTCTGCTTCATAAACTGCTACTGTTGATATGCTCCGTATCTTCAATATGCCGCCGCTGTATTCGAGCGCGATAGGCGCCTTCTCAGTGCCGTTGTAACTGCAGATCAGAGACCGTGAGATCACGTCCGTAAGCTCGGCGCGGTCAATCTCCAAAATTGCGGTATGCGCTTTCGGCACCGCTGCACGATAATCAACGAAATTGCCCTTCAGCTGCTTCGTGGATATCGTATAACTGTCGGTCTTGATATTGATCGCGTTTTTGGTTGCGCAGATCGATATGTTCCCGGTAATCCCGAGCGATATGAGTTTCGCCGCGGTGGTCGCGGGTATGATTACCCTGAACGGGCTTTTTTGTTTTGTGTGCGCGATTGCCAGCCGGTACCCATCCATCGCGGCAAGGTAAAGGCTTTCCCCGTCCGATTCGATCAGAACGCCGCTGTGCACGCTGTTATCGTGTGCGCAGGCATAGATCACTCTGGAAAGGAGATCACACAGCGTTGAAGCGCTGAAGGAGCATGCGGTGGCATCTGAAGCCGCAAGCTGATTACTGATATAGAATGCGTCAGCTGATACCGTCGAAAATCGGCCGTTCCCGGCCTTGCTCTTGATCACAACGTCCTTTTCGCTCGGCTCGATCTTGATCTCACCTTCCGGCAGGCTTTCAATCAGCTCGATTGCGCGTTTAGGTAGCACAAACGGTTTTTCGGGACATTTGAACTCTGCGGCAATCGTGTATGCGTGATTATCTGCGATAATATGGTTATCCTTCACGAGCACACCTTCCGTGTTGCCGGTGAGTTTCGATGAGATCGCCGCTTTCAGTGGCTTTATGATGGATATAAAATCCGATTTTTGAATAATCATTGACTTTTTACCTCATGTTGTGTTATAAAGAAAACGAGTTAATTACTCATGCCGTCTTTCAGGAGTGGCCTCTCCTCAGACGGCGCTTTTTTATTCGCTGAGCAGCCGCATCACCTCCGCAAAGTCAGCGCTGAGATCTCTGCGCTCGGTCTGGATCGGTTCGACGGTGACGCCGTCACGGGCCAGCAGGCTGGCGCAGATCTCCCGGCGGATCTTCCTGGTGCGCCAATTGATCCGGTTCTCAATGCGCTCCAGGGCGTCAAAAAGGGCCTTCAGAGCGTGCCGGACGTGCCGGCGGATCTTCTTCCAGGTCTTCCGCTCCCAGCGGGCCAGGGGCTCGTCCAGGAAGATGAAGGCCCAGATCAGTGCCACGAAGGCCGTGAACTCCAGAAGGATCACTGCGAAGATCGGCATCACTGATCACCTCCGTCGCTGTCGGCCGCCTCGGCCGGTTCGGCCTGATCGGGTGCTGCCGCCGGTTCGGTCCCGGCCGCGTCGTCGGGATCGATCTGCTTCTCGTCTTCCTTCTTGGCGTTGAGCGCCAGCATCTGCTCCATCATCTTCTCGGCCTCGGCGCTGATCTCCTCGCGGGTCATGTAGCGCTCCAGCAGCCGGACGAAGATCCCGGCGAAGGTGTTGGCGTCGTTCAACTCGGTCCTGAGCTGCCGGATCTGACCGTACAGGTCGGCGATGATCGCGTTCTTCTGGTCTTCGGCCTTCTTGGCCTGGGCGGCCGTTCTGGCCTTCACTGCTTGTCTTTTTGCTTTCATTGTTTAATCCTCCTGTTCGGCTATGCCGAAAAATTGATTGAATGACCGTCTCGGGATGTAGATCCGGCTGCCGGCGACGGTGACCGGGAAGCCGAGCTTGCTGGGATCCTCGTGCGCCTGGTACCTGATCGCCTCGGCGGTCAGAGCGCGGGGTCCATAGTTCCGGAGGGCGGCCTCTGCCTCTTCCGGTGTGTAGAAGAGCGGATGGTTCACGCGGCGCCTCCTTCATTGGTTTCGGGTAGTGTCTCGGTTTTCGGCGGGATCCCGATCATGCGCAGCCTCGCCGGAAGGACGGCATGCACGTTGCAGTCCCAGCAGCACTCGCCCTCGAGCTTGATCGGCCACGGGTTGTTGCCCCAGCCGTCAAAGAGCTGGCCACAGATGCAGCATTTAGTCGACGACACTGTTTTTCCCTTCTTCCTGTTTCCATTTTTGGTATTCGAGTTCAAGCCCGGCGGCTTCGATCACGTCGTACAGGGCGCTGAACGCGGCGAGCGCCTTATCATGTTCCGGCGATTCGGCATTGATCGTAACCGTACCGTATGTAGGCCGTGTGAGACGTTCACGGTTAAACGCCCTCAAGGTTTCGTTGAAAAGGTTTTCTTTCAGGTCTTTCATGATGTCCTCCTTTGTGGTCGTCCTAATTGTGGGACGATCAGCTTAAAAAAATTTCGGCCTTCATGGAATCATCCTCGATGCCCAGGAAATCGCATGCGATCTCGACCTTGTCAGTCGTCAGGAAGGCTTTGCGGTTTATGATGCGGGACATCGTGTTTTTGGATATGCCGAGGGCCTGTGCGAGCATGCCCTGGGTGACGCCTTTTTCTGCCATCACGCCGAGCAGTTTTGCCATTCTCAAGTGATCACCTCCAAACTGTCCCAGAAGTGGGACGAATTAAGAATAACACACGGTTTTGATAAAGTCAAGCATTTTTGGGACAAATTACAAAAATTTTTTGTTGCAAAAATGAAACGGGTGTGTTATTATAGGTTTGAGGTGATAACGATGTCAAATAATTATCTTATAGGTATATGTAACAGATTATATACAGCCATCGAAAAATCAGGGCTCTCATACGGGGAGATCGCAGATAAGACCGGCATCCCGAAGTCAGCGATCCACAGGTATGCGACCGGGCTCACGACGAAGATCCCGCTCGACCGGCTGCAGGCCATCGCCCGCGTGGTCGGAACGCCTGCGGAGGTGATCATGGGCTGGGACGTCAAGTCGGTGCGGCCTGATGATTCCGTCACGGTATACGACCTCACCGAATCCGTGCGGATCCCGATCCTCGGCTCCGTCCGGGCCGGGGCGCCGGCAGCAGCCGTCGAGGACATTCTCGGGTATGAGGAAGTCACCCGAGCGCTGCTCGATTCCGGTGAGCTGTTCTGCCTCCGGATTAAGGGCACCAGCATGGAGCCCAGGATGAAGGAAGGCGACGTTGTGATCGTCCGGAAGCAGGAGACTGTGGACAACGGTGAGATTGCAGTCGTCCTGATCAACGGCGACGACGCCACGGTGAAGAGGTTCTACAGGGGCCCGACCGGCATCCAGCTCTCCGGTATCAATCCGGACTTTGAGCCGATCATGTTCACGCCGGACCAGGTCGACGAGCTGCCCGTCCGAGTGCTTGGTAAAGTGATTGAGCTCCGCGCGCGTTTTTAATATGTAATAAATATTTAAGGAGGTTTTCATCATGCAGGATTCTGGAACTGTTTCCCTGAACTGGCCGCAGACCATCATACTGCTCTTCGTGCTGGCGGCGATCGCCGCCGCAGTGGTGTGGTTCATAAAGAAAAAGAAGGGTGCCGCAGCACCCACGAGATCCGGAGTCGCTCCGGGCGTCACCGTCCGGGTCTCGGCGCGTGAGACCGATTCCGGCAAATACCGCCAGCGCTTCGACGAAAACTATGACAAGGCGCTCGGGTATGAGTGGTTCAGGATCTGCACCGGCGTCAAGAACTACCCGGACTACAACAGCGTGAGCCGGCGCCTGGCAGCCGCCAGGGCCCACGCGGAAATCACCCAGAAGAACGCAGCCGCCTCTCTCGGGATCTCCGCCACGACGCTCTCCACGTACGAGAACGGATCGACGCCGCCGGCGCAGGCCCTCCAGGCCGCCGCCCAGCTCTACGGTGTACCGGCTGCCTTCCTGCAGAGCGGCTGGATCCTGCCGCTCGACGAGCACGTCCGGCTCTGCCAGATCTGCGGCGAGGAGGAATACCTCGACAGCCTGGTCGTGTCGGTACGGGCCGCCTGCAGAATGTTCCCGGATATACTCACCGAAGAAGACAGGCAGATCTGCCGGGACCTGATTGCCCGCTTCGATCTCAAAGAAAAGCTCCCGTAAAACAAAAAAAGCCCCTCTGTGGTACCAACACAGAGGAGCCGCCACGCATAGATCCGAGACACTACCCACGGAACACACAGCAATGGCGTCTTTATTATACGCCATTGCTGCCTCAAAAGTCAATAATTAAATAGGAGGATATAACAGCAATGACGTGTAAAAAGTGCAGCGCCGAGCTGCCGGAAGGGGCAAAATTCTGCCCCTTTTGCGGCAAGCCCGTCGCAGATAATAAGACAAAGTCGAAGAGGGCGAACGGTCAGGGAAGCGTATACAAGCGCGGAAACTCCTGGTACGTATCGATCACGACCGGCAAGGCCGCGAACGGCCAGAGCCGGCGGGTGACGAAGGGAGGCTTCGAGAAGAAGAAGGACGCCTTCGCCTACCTGGACCAGATGCGCTTCCACCCGGTCCGGGATAAAAAGATCAGCGCCCTGTACGACGCCCTGGAGCCGCACCTTGAGAAGCTGTCCGCAAACAAGCGCACGCACTATAAAACAGCATACGGCCGCCTGCAGAAGATCCAGAATGTGAACATCGGAGATCTCAGCGTGGTGGATCTGCAGACCGTCGTGGACGATAACGCTTCCACCTTCTATCCGGCGAAGGATATGCGGGACCTGCTCAGCCTGATCTACCAGCAGGCCATGAAGGACGACTACGTGACCGTAAACAAGGCCCGCTTCATCGTGCTGCCGGATCTCGACGAGAAGGACACCGTGCCGTTCACGGCCGACGAGATCCGCGCCCTGTGGGCCGACTTCCAGGCCGGTCACACGCTCACCGGTTTCTTCCTTCTCATGATCTACACCGGCATGATGCCGGGCGAGGCCAGGAAGGTCACCGTCGACATGATCCAGCTCGCCGAGAAGCGGATCGTCGGCGCCGGTCTTAAAACCACGAAGCGCAAAGAGACGCCGATCGTGCTGCCGGATATAATCGTCCCGGTCGTCGAGGATCTCATGGAGGGGAAGACCGGCCGCTTGTGGGAAACAGACGAGAGCAGCTTCTATGATTACTGGAAGGAAATGAAGCAGCGCACTGGGTGCAGGCAGATCGCCGAGCTGCGGCCGTACTCGTGCCGGCACACAACGGCCACGACGCTGGCGGACCGGAAGGTCTCGGCCGCGATCATCCAGGAGGTCATGCGGCACTCGAAGATCACGACCACCCGCCGGTACGTGCATCTGGATCAGGACGCGCAGGCCGACGCCATGAACGCAGCGTTCAACGAATAGAGCGGAGCCGTTGCTGTGCCGTTGCTGTTCCTGGCGCTTTTTGTGTTGATATTACAGCACCCGCCCCGCCCCTGCTAAGGGCGTAGGTCGGCTAAACCCCGGCGCAGGAGTTCGAGTCTCCTCTTCTCCGCCAAAAGCCCGCAAATCCTTATATCACAAGGGTTTGCGGGTTTTCTTTATGCCCGGCTGGATCTCCGGCTGTGTTCACTTGTTACCGGCTAAAACCTGTTAAAACCTTTTCCCGTTGCTGTTCCGGTTGCTGCGCCTATAAAATTATAATAGTATAGCGTTTTGTGAGGTTCCTGCGAGGTTCTGTGAGGTTCCGAAGGGACAAAAAAAGACCCTGCCCACGTTTTTCGGGCAGGGTTACTTCTTACTATTCACGGCTTCAGGCCGAATTTGAAAAGGGCAAATGCGATCAGGCCAGTAACGATGGCGCCGATGGCCGCCGCGACGAGGGCCTCCCAGCGTTTCGCAGGTTTCTGCATGAGCGATTGGATGTCCTCGCGGAGGCCTTTCACCTCTTCGCGGGTCTCTTTTTCGCCCTTCTCCAGATTACCCATACGCTGGTCAAACACCTGCAGGGTGGCTACGATCCCGCTGAGATCCTCGACCTTCCCTTCAAGTTTATCAATACGGTGTGAATTGCTCTTGCTGCGCTGCTCAGTCTCGATCACGCGTGCTTCCAGGTTGTCCACTCTTACACTACCTCCGCGCCGTCGGGCTTATTTTCGGCGGCTTTTTCGGCCTTTTTCACTGCCTTTTCCTTTTTAGCATTCATCCTGTGTACCGCGGCTTCGATCAGCATCGTGCGTTCGATTTCTGTGCTGGCGAGGCCCTTTTCATCGAGCATCTCACACAGGTATTCCTCACACTTTTCGTATTTCTCCGCACCGTGGAGCTCCGGGTGTTTCTGCTCCACGCCTTCGACGCACGTATCAGCGTCATTCCTTTTTTGAAGATTGCTGAAAAATTTTTCTACAACCTTCTTTACCTCGTTGCAAAGAACAGCCATTAAAGCGGCAATAATCAGACCGATGCCGGCAATAATCTGAGATGATGCTTCCTGTAAGAAATCTGACATACTTTATTCCTCCAAGCCTACGCTTTTCCGCAGCACGCTTCTGGCATCCGCAGCCGTTACCTTACCGTCCGCGTCCACGTCGCCGTTGATCCTCACCACCGCGTCGAAGCCGGCGCTCTTCAGCTTCTGCACAAGAGCCTCGGCGTATTCCTTTTTGTTGAACGCGCCCGCCTGCACGATGTATTTCGCGCCTTTCCCGCCGGTTTCTGCGGTCGCATTGGTCGTCTGTTCCATCATCTTCAGGTAATTGCTCACCTTTGCTACGAACACGGACCAGTGCGGCAGAATGTAGACCGGGCAATTCTTTTTGCCGTACCAGTGCTTGTGCGTCACCATCTTATCAACGGTCAGGCCGTGCCGGTGCAGCAGAATCGCAGCCAGCAGAGCACCGCGGTCCTCGGCCTCTTTGTCGTAGTACTTGCCGGAGCCGTCCATGATGATCTCGATGGCGAGGCTGGTGCTGTTGCCCGGGCCGGTCTTGCCGTCGGCTGCGTGGTAGCCCATCTCGTCTTCCCTGAGCAGCTGCCAGCAGTCCGTCTCGTCGATGTAGTAGTGCACCGAGACGCCGTTCATATTGCCGTTGTGCGTGGCGCGTGCATACTGCTCGGCGTCATTCGTGCCGGCGGCCTCTCTGATGTCGTCGGTGTTGTGGATCGTGATCCACTCCACCTTGCCGTTTTTCAGCGGACGGTTGGGCTTCAGCGTGCTGCCGTCCTTGATGATCTTCTCTTTTATCACCAGCCCGTGTTCGGTTCTGGTGGCGTCAGGTTTCAAAAATGCCATGTTTTCGCCTCCGTTTGTTTATGGTGTATCCTCTCCGGATTGTGCCTGTATCTCAGCCATGAATATGGCCGATTCCGCGTCCGTCAATCTCCGGAGCCCGGCCGCTTCCGCAGCTGCGTAGAACTCATCGTCCGTGAGCGGCACCGTCGGCGGGTTATGGCTTCCAACATTTCCGCCCACGATTTCTGCAGATGCGTGCAACGATCGCACGTCGATGTCCACATCTGAGAGATCCGGGGGCTGTCGCTTTACGCACGCCATATACATGAGCGATTCTAAAAGTCCGGCCACGTGATCAGCTCCTTTCTTATTGAGTGATGAGCATCCACGTATCGTTCCCGGCCGTGTCAGAATATCCGAAAATGCACGCCGTCGTCAGCGTTCCGGCTTCAGCGTCAGGAATGACGACTGAAAAGCTCACAAAGGTCACGCCGTATATGCTCAGGGGCACGCTTACGTTAATACCGTCAAACGACGCGTTTGCGATCACGCTTTTGCCCGCTGCTCTTGCCGCGAGGATGTCAGCAATCGCTGTCGTCGTTTCCACGCCGGTGAGATCTCCGTGCTCTTCGGCGGGATCTTCTGCAGGCGCGTACACCGCGGTAAAATTCACCTCGACCTTGTCGCCGCCGTTCCCTCCGAGCGCAGAGTTAAACAAAGATTGAAGAATATCCACATTATTTCCTCCCCACGGGAACCGGTTAATCGGCGTCGTGGTCCTGAGCCCAGGGCCGCCAGCAGAAGTAGTTGTACGGTCTCTGGACTTCGGTCCATACGCCATACTCGTCGCAGACGAAGCCCTTGCCGGTGTCCGTCTCGTAGCAGTGGTCTCCATCAGAGGCCACGTCCAGGCCGGGCTTGTCGTCCGTCGATTTCAGGAGGAACACCTTGCCAGTGTACACCTGCCAGATCAACCGGACACAGTTGACAGTCTCCTCTTCGGTGAGATTAGAGGGGAGGCAGCCCACCGGCACCCACTCACCGTCGTGGTAATAATACTTTTTGTCAATGTCGATCGCGTAGAACGTGCTGTTGTTCCCGATCGGCGTGCCGTTGTAGTTTCCGACCGGGATGCGGTCGAAGCTCAGGCCGGCAAACTCAAATTTGACGCCGGGTGTGATGAACACCTCGGCTCTTTTGTCCATGTTTCCTGCAGTGATCAATGGTCTTTACCTCCTGTCGTTTAATCGAGACCTGAGCCGACCTTGCGCCAGGTCGTTCCGTCGAACCAGTACACGTCGCCGGTGTCGAGCTCCAGGAAAAGGCTGCACACACCGATCTCCACACCCTCGAAGCTCTCCGTCGGCTTTTCGTCCGTAGATATCCCGACCAGCTCCATGCGCGTGGCGCCGGTCGCGCCGGCGGTTACGGTTTCGAGGGGCTTGGAATTTCCGTTTACTACCATATATCTGTTCCCTCCTTAATTGATCACGACTCGGTGAAATACAGCTGCGGCGTGTACTTAAATTCGATCATGGTCGGCGTCTTCACTGTTCCGGAGAATGTCCCGGTGAGTGTGATCTTTATATGGTGATCGTCTTCTTTCACCGCCGTGGCGGAGCTGTAGACGTTGCCGAACGAGTTGTCCGAATCGAGCCTTCCCGCGACGCCGTAGATCCAGCAGGTTATGTTGCCGTTTACCGTCACGCCTGAGATCTTATCAAGGCTCTTCGCAGTCGTCACAATAAACGAAACATGCGTGGAATCATCCAGCACGCCCGGAAGCAGCGACGGGATCTTGTTAGAGTAGTAGCCCGTTGGCTCATACAGCGCACTGGCATCCTGGTCCCACATATACTCCCACGCTGTCCACGTCGCGATCTCTGTTCCACTCAAAACGTACCGGACATACGCACGCGCGTACACCTTCCCCGAGTTCGGCTCCGTGGTCATCTGCCGCACGATTGTGACTTCCGAGGATGATGTGGTGCTGTGCTGCAGCCCCGTAACGTCCACGCGGAAGGTGGAGCCGAAGTGAGGAGCGTGCTGCAGGTTGCCGCCGGAGACGAGGTAGCACCCGGGCGTCGTCAGAAGGTCGAAATCGGTCACCGTCGTCGCTGTCGGGAAGTTCATGTCGTAGGCGCTGATCCCGCCGGGCGTGATCCCGTGCGGGTTGCTCGCGGACAGGTGCGAGGTCAGCGACGTGATCGCCTTCTTGATCTTGCCCAGGATCACCTTCAACGTCTCGCCGGAGGCGATATTCGCCAGCGTGCTGGCCTCGGTAAAGGTCGGCGTCTGGTTGTCCGTGGACACGTTCGGCACGTTGCCCAGACCCACCTGCGCGGCCGTCACCGCGTGCGGGTTGCTCGTGTCGGCCACGTGCGCGTTGAAGTCGTCCAGCGAGGCATAGCCGGTGAATTCACCGATCACGGCCGTCACCGTCTCGGCGTCGCCGATCGCCACCACCACGGTGAGGTTGATCCGCTCATAGCTGCCGGAGCTGGCCGCGGGGATGTAGGTCGGGTTCGTGCCGTTGAAGGCGTAGGCGTAGAGGATCTCGCCGTCGTCCGGGTCCTGGGCGTAGACGCCCAGCTCAGTGGCGTTGTAGCCAGTCTGCAGGTTGGCGTTGTCCAGCACGCCGGTCATGGACGCGGCGCCGGTGCCCTTCTCCAGCGAGGTGATCGTGATGCTCGACACCAGGTTCGTCATGGCAGAAGTGCCCGCCGTCGATCCGCTGCCGAGGCCCAGCTTTGTGAAGTGCAGCTCTTCGCTGTCCGCCACCACTTTGGTGAGCAGCGCGCGGCCTGCATCGGTCATTTGAAGTTTAGGAAATATCATATAAAGCCGTCTCCTTCTCTCAGGTTGCTGTCATGTCGTTGGTGTAGTCCCGGACCGTCACCATCGCGAAGCCGATGAAGATCGGCGCCGAGAGCTCAGCGTCCAGCTGGGTGCCGTCCAGTACGGAGGACGCGCGCTTGACGAAGTTCACGGCGCGCAGGATCCGCGCGAAGTCGAACGTGTCCTGCGCCTGGATCTCCAGCCTGAAGTGCCCGGGCGTGCCGGCCGGATCGTACTCGTGCCACTCCGTGATCTCCGGCAC